CTATTGGCAATGCAGATAAAAGAACAACAACGCAGGAAGGGAACCGGTGCCTAGTTTACCTTTTAAAAACGCGACAGCAAAGTACAGGTGGCTCTCGACTGTTCGTTGCGACAAGCCCAGTTTACGGGCGATCTCCTCGTTCGACAAACCTTCTTCCTTGCTCATCCTGAAAATTCGCCGGCGCTGTTTCGGCATGGAACTTACCAGTTTTTGGAGATTATCCAACATGTCGTTGTAGATCACTTCTTCCCAGGTATTGTCTGACTGAGGCCGCAGATCACTATCGAAATAGTCGAGATAAGCCCGTTGAATGTTTTTTCGGCGGATGAAATCGTAGATAAGGTTAATGCTAATCCGAAACAGAAAAGACCTGAAATTTTTTTCCGCATCAACGCTGCAGTGCATTTCCCAGATCTTCAGGAACACGTCCTGGAGAAGTTCTTCCGCATCAGCGTTATTTTTAAGATACGATAGGGCAAATGCATGGATTTGCGGACCATATTCGCTATATAACATGTGGAAGGCATCTTTTGATCCGTCTCTCAGTTGTTCTACTAACTTTTTGTCGCGGTCTTTTACTGCGATTTCCATTGTAAAATGCTCCTATGACGCAAAGATATGTTTATATCTGAAACAATGATCTGTGCATTTTCTTTTAAATATTACTTTTGCCGTCAGGCCTTGACTTTAATTTTTTTAATTGAAAACAAACTGTCACTCTCATCGTTTCCTATTTTACAATAATTGATAAATAGGTCTCGCTTCCGGTGCTAAAAATACCTGAAATAAGGCAATTTTGAAAGCATCAAAACGAGACAAATTAATTCAATTTGTATTGAAAAACAGAAAGTTACAGCGATATCGAGACCTTTTGGCCATTTCTCCGGAGAGGTCTCGATTTAGACCCTTTTTTATTGATTTTTAGTGCATATTCTGGTTACCTCACAAAAACAAAAAAGCACCTAAATCATTGAATTTAAGTGCTTTTAGTTAAAATTGATTTCTTCCCTGGTAGTCCCACCGGGAATCGAACCCAGATTTACAGTTTAGGAAACTATGAATTAGAAACTGATAATCAAATCATTGTATGTTATTTGTCTAGTTTTGTAAAACTATTGTAAAACAATTGTCATAAAAACCGGGAACCTCTGCCCCCGGTTGAAGCCTTAAATTAAGGATAGATCTCAATTAAAGTGTCTAACTAAGATAAATTTTTCTGTAAAAAGAAATTGTGTTTTTTAACATACTACTTCGTTTTTCCGAAAAGCTTTATCAAAAGAAGACTCTCCGGTTTAACGGATCTTCCCTGCCGGCTTTTCATAGAATTGGATATCCACGTTACCAGGAATACTTAAAATGTATAATACTTTGACAAACATATCTCCCAGATTATCTCAACTTATTGGACAGCTTACGGTAATACTCTATTTCAATATCATTGATTGAATTATCTCCGGTTAAGACTGAGGCAAACATGAAAATAAAGTATTTTGCTTTGACCAATGACCGGCCTGTCAACAAATCTGTCAAATTATTTCCAGTTTTGTAAACCCGTTGTAAAAGTTGCCACTTACGAAGATCGTTTGAGGCGAAAACATAGAACCCGGAATAATATGTTTCAGGTACGTGCAACTCGCACCGTTGAACGATTCTGTCAATAATTTTATAATCATCCTGCCCGGATAATTTACATGGACGGGTCACTAACAGGACTGTAAAATTGTTGACAAAACTCTCCTGTGAAATTGAAAATATACCTTCTGAACCGGTTTTATTGCATACCGCTTTCAAATCGGGATAAGAATTAACGAATAGTTTAAAGGCATTTGAAAGTTTATACCAATAACCTGACTGTAAGTTGTATACGTAAGAATAATTGTACAAATTATTCGTAACTACAATTTCCTCGTTAGCCTTGTCAAAACCGATCCTGGCACCAGTCAAATACTGCTCAATTGACACATTTGACAAATAGTTTACAAGCTGTACAAGCTGGTTGTTGTTTATCTTCTTCAAAAAGTCTGTGTTTGCCTTTATTTCTGCGTTAATCGGGCCTGTTGACACTTCTGTCAAATCTTTGACATTACGCCCGGAAATCAGGTATAATCCTTTCTCCGTAGCGTAGGTTACTCCTACTGATAAGGGGACAATCTGATCCTTATTCAAAACTACTTCACCGTTTAATGGCTGGATCGAAGCAAACAGAACATCTCCTGATCCCTGTAACATCGTCCAGATTCCCTTGCTGGTGAAAACAGATAAAGGATATTCCCCAAACTGCCCTTGTGAAAGCGGTTCGGTATTGGCGGCTATCCCCAGGATTTTTCCTGTGCCTACCTGGTAACTGTTTTCAGCAGGAAAATAAAGCGGGTTCTGAAGTTCTGAGGCCTGGACCCGGTTTGAATCAATCAAGTCTTCTTGTGCTGTTACAGTAGTCACACGATCTTCCATCTCAGACAATACTAATTCTGCAACAATGTATCTTCGTGCTGTTTGAGGATTAACTGTATGTACTTCTCCGGAGGTCGATGATTCTACATTGATTGTTATATTTTCACAGTAATAAGCGTAGTTATCATTTTTACTTGCTTTGAGATTGAATTTACTCACCTCGATCCATCGGGTATTCGTTGAATCGTAGTATAATATTCTCATTTGAGTTGCCCGGGTATCCGGATATCCTAATATTTCATTAAGTACAAAGTAATATTTCTCTGAATCGTAATAGAAAGATTGATTGTCTGCCTGTTTCGTGATTATTATCTTCTTTCCTGCTGTTGATATAGTGAACTCAAATGCGATTGTACCGATTGTTTGAGAAACATTTTTTAATGTGAGAACTGCGTAATCAGATAACTCATTGCCGGGAGATGGCGTGTCCTGAACTGATCCTCTCCATTTTTGCACTCTGTTTGTTCCATCCAGGTAAAGTGGTTGAAGGTATGCCGTGTACTTTCCGAATTTAGTCGATATCTTTCCGAGCAAGAGCCTGTCATTGTAGGTATAAGCCACCTCCCCCGAAATCTTATGATGTGAGAATTGATCAACAATGAGGGTTTCACGTGTTGCATAATCCTGATAGAAGCCTTTTGTATCTGCCGACTCGGTTATATAGACTCCATCCATTTCCTGAATATCCTTAATCTTTTTCTCAAATATCTTATACCACCCCTTTGCGTCAGGCATGTCTTTGAAATCTTCATTCATCACGGACATAACCTCCGACAAAGGTCTGCTTCCGTCAATGCCGATGAATGCATTATCTGCTTCCATCGCCTCTATAAGGTCATCATTGATAGTATCTTCTGAAATCTCAAAGATCTCTTCGTTCTTGCATGCAAATACCACGACGTCTGTGAAAATATCCGTATTGATCGTTTCAAAATGCTCTTTGAAGATTGACACACTAATATTTGATGCGGAAAAGCTTAATCTTGAGTATCCTGCATCGTGATGCGCTCTAACTTCTATTCCTAAATTAAGAAATCGTGGAAGTGTATGTAGAACGTACGACCCGTCAAACATGCGAAATACAGCTCGCCACATGATTCCTCCAGTCAACTTCCCGTACTTCTCTGAAAGCAGATTGACTTCCTTGAAATAATAACCAAGCAGGCTTTGTGGAGTTGATGCGCTATCAGTCATCTTCCACTCCATGTCGCCGGATAGTATTGTGAGGTCCGGGGCCTCAGGCATATTAATTTGAATGTAGCTGCCTTCAAAGAATAGAAATGTCAATGTCTCTGATGTCGTTGTAATGATCATGAACCTTTTGATGAAAGCTATACTGACCTCTGATCCGGCCGCTAAAGAGTAGATCATTGAGGAAGTCGAGCTGGTACTTCCGAATGTGATCAGGTGTACCTGGCCAGTGGACTTTACATACCCGATATAGTTGTCAATTTCATCCTGGTCATGATGAAAGATTTTATCAAACGAGGTGGCCGGAAGAGCGAATAATCTTACGGCTTGTCCACGTGGTTGTAATTTGCCTTTCCGATGACGAACATTAACAGCTTCCTCCAGCCAGCCGTCAGCAATTTTCTGATTCGATGTTTCCCTGGCAATCCCTTTGTATGCTATTTTGATCTTCTCCATTCGCGTTGAGTGTTTGAATGTTTATATTATTTTGAATATTGAATATTCCGGCTTCCTTAGCCCGGTTCATGGCTCCCTGAATTCGTTCAAGAACTGTAGTTGACGCGTGAGTATTCGATTTTTCTTCACTTTCTCCTTTCTTTGCTTGCAGGTAAGGAAGAATAGCGCTAAGAGCTACGGTAAGCGATTTGAATGAAACTTTTTTGACTAAGTCGGGATCATTGAGAATAACTTCCATTCTCTTACAGATCATGTCCAGTAGCCCGGTTAACTTTTCTTCGGTGACCGATAGCATGACTGCATCTTCGATAGACTTCTTCGTTAGATCAAGATCTTTCTTGTATACAAGTTCTTTTGTCTCCAGGTATTTATCCCAGTACAGTTCCCGGTATTTCATAAGAGTAGGCCGGGAAATTTTGAGCTTTTTCGATGCTTTCAGTATGTTCCCTGAATGCTGATCAAGGACGCTTAAATAGCCCAGAATTTCCTTTTCTTTTTGCGTGAATTTTTCCTTTTCAAATGTGATTGCCATGATAGAGGTTTTATAATTCAAAGTTTGAAAATCAAAAGATTGAGATTCTTTGAAAACGAAACGTTTTTGTATCGTTTTTCAGGTTTTGAGAATTTTCACAAGTGTAGATTTACGCCGAACGTTCAAAAATCTACAGAATGAACCCGCTAACAATAGGTTTAGGAGTGACCGGTCTTGCCGGGCAGATATTCGGTGCATCCGCTTCCGGAAAGGCTAATAAGGAAATGGCCCGGATGCTTCGTGCAAAAGATGCGGAAAATGAAGCTTTTTATAATAACGCAGTGAACCGTACTTTCCTTGATACCAATGCTGCAAAAGGTGTCCTGGAAAGAGTCCGGAAACAGTATGAGGACGCAAATCAGATTGCCGACAATAAAGGAGTAGTAACCGGCGCCACCCCGGAAGCTGTCATTGCTCAGAAGACAGCGAATAACGAGGCATTGAATAATGTTGTGTCTCAGATAGCAGAACAGGGAACCTCGTATCAGGACGCCAAGGAACAGCAGTACCGGCAGGAAAAGAATGCTATTACTGATCAGCAGATGCAATTACAGGCTAACAAGGCCCAGAATGCCGCTAATCTGGCCGGTAATGCGGGAAACTTGCTTACCGGTATGATTGGTCCGCTGGATGGGATTGACATATTCAAAAAGAATACTAACGCTTAATTCTGATTATCATGGCCGGAGTGTATCAATTTGACCCGATGAACAGTAATCCACAAAATAAGCAGGATAAATCCTTTTTTGCTGATCAGAACATGTATAATTATGAGGACGAAAGGCCTCAGGATAGATTAGAAGCTGCACCGGCGATTACACCATCTCAACCTAAACGGACATCAAAAGACATCATCAACGAGATCTTCTCCTATACACCTCCAAAACCCACCTATGATCCCAACAGGCCCGAAGAAATCAAACGGCGAATGAAATTGAATGCCCTTGGCCAGGGATTTTCTGTTTTAGGCGATATGCTGAGTTTAGGAAAGGGTGGAAACGTTGTTGCCCGTCCGAAAGACACTACAAACGATCAACTTCAGAAGTATATCTACGATTACACCGACCGGGCGGCCAAAGTAAATGATGAGTGGAACTATAATAATTACATGGCCAAGGTTAAGAAGGGCCTTACTGAATTGGACCAGTTGAACACTGAGGGAAAGATGGACTTCGACCGGACCAAACAAACTTATGAAATGGCGAAGGATGCTCGTGATTTCGGGTTGAAGGAAGACCAGGCGAAAGCTACAAACGAGTTGAAAAAAGCTACACAGGAAGCTACGCAGTCATGGAGAGAAGCTCAATTGGCATTACAGCAAGGTAATCTTGAACTCGCAAAGCAAAGACTTGACGAAGCGATCAGGCATAATCAGGCAGCAGAAGCAAAAGAAACAGGGTCAAAAAACAAAGACTTTATTTATACTAATTCAGGGCAACCGATAGAATTAAGAGAAGATGAAAAATATCAAATCTTAAACCTTGTGTTGTCTAATACTCCCGTTAATCAGGCTGATTTAGATCTTCTAAAACCGAAATTAGGGGAACCGGTATCTACGAATGCAATCAACTTACTTGTTCAGAAATATGCTCCGAAAGTTCCTGCTATCGTTGATTATTTCAAGCAAACAAGAGGTATTAATATCAACCCTGTTCAGACGCCTTCAATTCAGACACCACAGGTGCCCCAAGATACAACCAAGCCAAAGAAAGTACCTCTATTATTTCAGTAAAAATGGAAAGTGTAGGACAAAGCAATAACCTGAAATTGTATAACAACATCATCAATTCAAAGAAAGCCACACCGGATGAAATTGGTGATTTCGATACATTCAATACTTTATTGAAGGATTCTGCCAATGTTGAGAAGCTATACAATAACCTGATCAAGCTTGGCCGATTCTCACAGGATGAATTAGGTACAAAAGATGAATTCTTCGCCAATATCGATCCGATTCAACCAGTTCAACCCCTGCAGGATGCAGGTGTTCAAAGGATGATATCTTCTGCTCAGCCGGAACGCGAAAAAGGTTTTTGGAATACCTGGGCCGGTGATGCAATTGAAAAGCTTGGCGAAGGAACAGCATGGTTAGGCGAGGGAATTGGTCGGTTTGCCAATATGCCCGCCAAAATATTTGCCGGTGCAATTGCTGACAATGAAGGACTAGCCCCGGGAGCTAAACAGGCATTCTCAAAATTGCTTGTAGCATCCTCCCCTATGGCAGGAGATATTGAAATGTCCGCGGATGCATTGAAACAAGTTCAAAAAGGACTTGCTGAAAAATCTGATAGGTATCAGGGGAAAGATTTTTCACAGCTTTGGAAGGAAGGTAACAAGACCGGGGCAATCGGTCAGATCATGTTAGAAGCTACCAGAAGCCTTCCGATTTCAATCACAGCAGGGTTAACAGGAGGTGCCGGATTGGGGCTTATCGGAGGTGTCAGCGCAGGGCAGAAATACGAAGAACTGAGCGATTCGAAACAACCAGGCGAAAAAGCCACAACCAAAGAATGGGATGATTACAAGAGCAGGATGAACATGAGTGAACTTGCCAAGGTATCAAATGCTATTCTTTCAGGAGCATCCGAAGCCGGTTCTGAATTCTTGGGATCTGTCCCTGTTGTAAGTTGGTTAGGTCGTATATATCAGAAAGCCGGTAAAAATGGCGTTCAGGATGTCGTTAAAAACGGAGTGAAAACAACCGTCGAAAAACTGTTTGACAAATACGGAATCCTTGCTGCTCCTGTTGTTGAAGGTATTGAAGAATACTCTAACCAGGTAGCTCAAAACACCGTTGATTATATCACCGGTTCCCGGACCGACTTCAAGCCATTTGAAAATGCAGATAAGGCATTTGTGTATGGAGCCGGCGGTGGTGCCCAGTTCTCCGCTGCCGCTATTCCTGGTGTCATTGCAAATCAATTCACAGGGAGGCAAGGCAATCAATCTCCTGTTACTGAAAACCAAGTCCCGCAGCCTGATCCGGACCAACAGCGTAACGCTATGATTGAACAGATGCGTTACAGGATGCAGAACATCGCCCATGAATCCGGGGAACTTGTTACTGTTATGGATGATTTTGGAAACACCCTGTTTGTGAAATCCGGGGATCTGGATGACCCTTCCGGACTTGTTCAGGTAGTTGACAAAACCGGGCAGCCCGCAGGGAATAATGGTTTTATGCATGTGAGCAAAATTCGTGAGCATGCTCATATGCCACTTGAACAGGCGCTGCAAGAAAGAATTCCCATTATCGATAAAATAATCAGGGATTCAAAGCTTCCAAAGGTTGGCGCTCAAATATCTTACCAGAATAAGCCTTTTACGATTACTCAGGATTTAGGAGAATCTTTTATACTTCAAAATGAAAAAGAGGAACCTGTTGAAGTATTAAAAGATGAGTTCTTGTCGAAGGAGGAAATACCGGAACAAGCGTCTGTACCTAACCCCATTGTATCTGTTCCATTCGGGAAGCAATCATATGATTTCACCAAAAACGATGATGGTTCGTTTAATTTTGTTCCAAGTGAAAAAATGCCCCCGGAGAAAGCATTGACTCAACTTCAAAAAGAATTTGAAAATAATCCGGATTGGGAAGTAACAACAGAGAAGGAGGAACAGGAAGTTCCGGCAGCAAATATATTCCAGAGGCCGACAAAGCAAACTGTCATCAAAAACATATCTGTCCGCCCGAAAAACATACAAAATGCTACACAGGCCCCGGGCGGAGACAACAACATGTCAGGAAATGAGGTGAGGCCTGACATGCAAGAGCAGGTTGAAGCTGATACCGCTCCTGCTTACCAGTTTAACGGCAAAGATGTTTCAAAAGACTATGTCCAGGGAGTCATCGAAGATGCGCAAAGTAAAGATGACCTGGTCGGTCTAACTTACCGGAATGATCCGGATATCGATGCCATGATTGAAAAGAAATTTCCGGCGCCGAAAACTATTTACAGGATCGGCAAGAAAGAAGTTCCACGGGACCGGGCATTAGCACGTATTGATCGTGCAAAAAACCGCGAACAACTGGAAGAACTGAAGATCGAGAACGACCCTGAAATGCAGCAAACCTACAATTCAAAGCTGGCTGAATTCCAAAAACAGGCTGACCAGGTACAGGCTGAAAACAACCGGAAACATGACAAGCTGGTTGGGATGATGCAGTCTTACAACCAAAGTTCTCCCACAGAAAGGCGGCGTATTAACACTGCCCCGATGATGCAGCTTGCTTCCGAATTGGGTTACAACGTGAAGTATGAAAACGGCAGCGGGGTCCGGATTTTCAAAAACGGTACTGAGATCCGCAGGAATACGGACAGGTTGGGCAATGAAGAGATCCAGTCTCACCGCTTATTGTCTGAATACGACGAGCCGGTTCAAAAGCTGGCCGGTTCTCTGATGCTTCCGGCAAATATCGAAGGAGTCGAGGTCGGCACCATGCAGCCCAGGGAAATTAGCCAGGCTATTTTAGATGTCCAGGCGGGAAAGAAAACAGTTCTTTCCAACCAATTACTGGATGAGATTGAAAAGATTCATTCTTCCGGAGTAGTAAGACTAAAGGGTGACCGTAACACCGGTTACCCGGGAATGGAAATACCGCTTGAAGACTTCGTGTCTCTCATTAACGGAGAGGGTACTGACAAAGAAAGGGAAATGGCTTCTATGATCCCTGAGAACATTGTTGAGTCTATTAATTCGCAAATTACGGAGGAAGACCTCGACCGATATTCAAAATTAATCCCAATCATTTATGGAAACGAACAAGAACAATCAACCGCAACCGAAAGAACCGACACCGGAACAGTGGAAAGCTTACCTGAAAGTGAGGAATTACGCCAGGATGAAAATGCTGAAAGAGAAGTACAAAAAGAAGTAGAAGCGGGAAACTTTTCAGAAAAAGAAAATCAAAAGTTAACAGAAACAGAAGAACAATATACTGGAAAACAGAATATTGAAAATATTCAACAGGCTGAAAGTTTACCAAAAAATGATATTTCAGGTGAAAAACTTAATAAGGAGCCTGGACAAATACAGCAACCAGGACAACAAACAGAAGATGCCCAAGAAGAAACAGAAGGGAAAAGAAAACAAAAAGACCTGGAAGTAAAAACGCCTCTTGAAAAAGCACTTGAAAAGGCGGAAGTAAGAACCAAAGTAAAGGACGAAGAACGAAGGGTTAATACTTCTCCCACCGAAGGACAAAAAGAAGCCGGGAACTACCAGAAAGGGCATGTAAAGATCCAGGGCTTTGACATTTCCATTGAAAATCCCAAAGGATCCATGCGGTCCGGAACCGATCCTTCCGGGAAGAAGTGGAAACAGAAGCTTAGTAACTCCTACGGGTATTTCCGCAGGACAGAAGGATATGACGGCGATCAGATTGACGTGTTTCTAGGCAGTAATCCTGCCAGTGAAAAGGTGTTTGTCGTGGACCAGAATAAACCGGGAACCGATGAATTCGATGAGAGTAAGGTCATGATGGCTTTTGATAATGCGGAACAGGCCAAAGATGCCTACATGTCCAATTATGAATCCGGCTGGACGGGATTTGGGGCAATTACAGAGGTGCCGGTTGAACAATTCCGAAAATGGTTGTACGATGGGGCAAAACAGCGGAAACCATTCAGTGAGTATAAAGACACGCCGAATCCAATCAAAGAGCCGTGGCAAATGGCCAAGGTTGAATGGGAATCAAAACTTAAAGATGCGGTTGGAACAAATCCTGATAATGAAAATTTCGACGACGTAAAAAGACTATCGTACTACATTGCCGATGGCGAAGGAACCGGAGAGAATAATTTTGCGACACATGAAGATGTTATTAAAAAAGCTTTGTCCGAAGGCAAGCCTGTTCCCCAAAATGTACTAAATGATTATCCGAATTTAAAAGCTGACCAACCAGGTGTTGAATCAGAAACGAAGCCGTCAGAAACGGCGGCTTCTGAAATCTCAGAAATGTCAACTTCTGATATCGAAAAAGAGGTTGATTCGTTTGAAGCAATAATCAAAGAGCGAGAAGCTAATATCCTAAAAAGCAATACTCCACTCACCGGGTCAAATAGTGGTATTGGTACATTAACTGAAAAAGAATTTGATCGTTTTACTGCGCTTACTTCTGAACTTCAAAGCAGGACATCTATATCATCTGATGAAGCAAGAGAAAGAGTTAAAGAAAAAAGAGCAGCAAGGTTAAAAGGGAAAGATATTCGTTTCCGAAATGTATCAATTCCAGAAACTATAACCATTGACGGAAAAGAACACCCAACCAGAAATTCAAAAGGACAATTTATTCATCCTACTATTGAAGGAATTCAAAACTTCTGGAAATGGTTCGGAGATTCCAAAGTAGTTGATGAGCAAGGAAGACCGCTGGTTGTTTATCACGGGACAGGTTCACGATTTGAAGAATTTATTCCGGGTAAAAGAGGAATATGGTTGACGCCAGATAAAAATAGAGCAAGTGATTACGCAAAAAGCAGGATGGGCGGAGAAGAAGGAATAGTAATGCCGTTATATGCAAAAATTGAAAATCCGGCAGATGCGGAAACAGACGATAGTTACACTCCCTATCATGAACTTGGGTTTGATGGATGGATAAGTAGAAGACCAAATGGTGAACCCTTTACAATTGTTGTAAAGAATCCTTCCCAGATCAAATCAGCAACCGGTAACCAAGGAACATTTGATGAAAGCAATCCTGACATCCGGTTTCGTAACGTCCCCCCGATTGGCTTTTATTCCACAGTAGAAAACGCACTGGATCAAATTTCACAGGATAACGGAACTCCTCTTTTCACGACCAAGGAAGGTGGAGTTAGGTTTGCTACTATCGACGGCCTTTTAAAGAGCAACGATCTGAAAAAATATTTCTACAAGCTGTTTGCCAATGCAAAGAATTCAGGGACTATTCACGTGGTTGAAAACTACAATGAAGTACCGGAAGGATTCAGAGAAAAGGCTAAAGAAAACAAAGCATTCGGATTTTATGACCCAAACACCGGGGAAAGTTACTTTATAACCGGACGGATCGGATCAGCCGACCAGGCTTTCAAAACCTGGGTACATGAGGTAGGCGCCCATAAAGGACTATCAAATATCATCCCGGAACACCAGCTTAATCCTTTATTTGAAAAGATCGTTGATGATTTGGGAGAAGAAGAAATCAACAAAGTTCTTCCGGAAGAATACCGGGATCTGGGTAAGGCAGAAAGAGGAGAGGAATATTTAGCTTACCTGGCCGAAAAAGTCATCACAGAAAAAGACCTCAAACCGGTTGAAAAAACGATCTGGCAAAAGATACTTGACCGGGTTAAGGACATTCTGAATAAAGTATTCAACACAAAAGAACCGTTTACGGTAAAAGACGCAGAGGATATTATCCGGGCTGCCGTACAATCAGTTTACCAGGCCCCGCAGTCTATTGTTGATTTGAATAATATTGAAGCATTAAACGATCAGTTTAATACAGAACTTCAGCATCAAATAAACGGTACTTTAAGGAAAGGACATACTTATCAATTAGGCTTTCCTTCCATTATTTTACAGGACGCAGGCATGCCTAATCTTCCTATTCAGTTATCATCAAAGAGACTTGAAGAAAAATCAAGTGAAACATATGGGCATCCATACGATATATCTGAGATTAAAGATTTGCCTAAAGTAATAGCAGCACCACTGGCCGTATTTTCCTATGGAGACAAAACCAAGGCTGTAAATCTAATCACCGAGATTGAAAGCAACAGCAAAAAATTTCTTGTAGGCATTTCTATTAATCCAATCATTGGCGGGCGTAAGCTTGAAATAAACAGTATCAGAAATGTATTCCCTAAAGATACGCACGAATGGGCTAACTGGATAGTCCAGGGCAAAGGACTATACTATAATAAAGAAAAAGTTTTGAGTTTTCTTAACCAACAGTTGGACACCCCTACTGACTTGGACTTACAAAAAAACTCAAAACCTTCTTCTGAAGAAGTTTCCAAACAGCGGTACAATTCCGCTGAGGTTAGAAATCTATTCAGACGTGCAACAAAGATAATAGAAGGTTTTGAGAATAACAATATTCGGTTTAGAAAATCTGATCCTGAAAAGCCTAAAACCCTCCACGGCCTTTTAATGACTCCTGCCGGGGAGAGATACCGCGAAGGAATTAAAGAGAAACGTAACTGGAAGCAGACTCTACAAGGATTCAGGGATTACATCCAGGAAAAGGATATGCCGATCCGCAGATGGCAGGACGAAATGGTCAAGATCGGGGCGAAGGTAAAAGAAAATGCTGATCCATTCCGGGATAAAAAGCTGGCTCCCGGGAGGCTTCAAACCTTATCGAAAGAGTTTGAAACCAAGATGGAGCCTGTCTTGAAAACGATAGCCAGGATCGTAAAGGCCGGCGTCAGCATAGAATGGATGGAGCCGTACCTGATAGCAAAGCACACCCCGGAAGTAAATGCGAAAATACGTGCTCAAAAGCTGGAAGAATTCAAGAACCGGAACTTTAACTTAACCAGGTGGATTGAAAAGAATGATCCTACAGAAGTGGAGCTTCAGGAAAAGATTGCTGAACTACGGCAAAAAGAATTGTATCCATCGGAAGATGAAATAGCCGAAATGGAAGAAAGTTTGGCAGATGTTGATTTTGCCGGTATCCTCCCATTAAATAAAGATAGGGAAGGGAACATTCTTGACGAAAGATTCAAAAATGATCCGGACGGATTCGCGAACGCCCTTGTGAAAGACTTTGAGGGGATGGTTGATAAGGAACTTATCGATGAGCTTTGGTCTAATCTGAAAATAGCCACAGACGCCATCCTTGATGCCCAGGTGGCCTCCCGGATGATCACACAAAAACAGGCAGACGGATACCGTTCTATGTACAAGAACTACGTTCCCCTGCGCGGATGGCGTGAGGATGCCGCTAAGTACTATACCTATACCAAAGGAAAACCGGGACAAGGCCCATCGGTTAAACACGCAGAGGGCCGTAAATCACTGGCTGAATCTCCGCTGTCCTACATCTTTAAATTAGGGCATAAATCGCTTGCAGAACAGGTCGAAAATGAAGTAAGAGAATCACTGTTAAGATTCATTGCCAACAACTATAAACCTGAATTCCGGGAAATGTACAAGGTGAAATCAGCCTACTTTGTGAAAGACGGGATCGATCCGGATACGCAGGAAGATGTTTGGCGCATTACTTTTGACCGCCCATCAAAAGAACAGTTTGAAAGCGGTAATGCGGTCTCTGAATTTTACTACGATCACATGAAGCTAAGAACATACCAGCACGCATTAGAACATGAAGTTGTGGTGCATACGAAAGACGGCGATGTTGTTGTGGTATTTGACCGCAGGTACCCCGACTCTCTCCCGGTGGCACAGGCATTCAATAACCAGAATGTCATGTTTAACCTCCCCGGTGGTGATCCTGAGAATGCGACCATACTAAATATGATTGCGCAGCATAAGATTCCGGCGTTAAAAATCAAAGGACACAGGTTAACACCTTCAATGTCGCTCAGGGAGTTCACAAACTGGATGAAATCCATGTTTACCCAATTTAATTTGAAGTTCCCGGTCACTAACTTCCCCAGGGATTTTCAGGAAAGCAGTATTGACAGTTACATTCTGTTTGGGCACGGAATTCCGCTAAAACAAAATAAGCGTGCTTATCTGGCGATAGACAGGTATTTGCGGGGGAAAGAGATCGGTGAACTTGGGCCGGAAGTAAATAACTTTTATGAAAATGGAGGTACAACCGGTTACACCCATGAACTTACTCCGCAGGAATATGAAAGAAAAATAGGAAAAGAGGTTAACCATCTTTTGAATGACGGCAAAATCAACCTTACACGGAAAGCGATATCTGATTGGCTGACCAGGTATAACCAACGGTTTGAAGATTCTGTAAGATTTGCCGTTTACTTGAATGCCCGGGCCGAGGGATTAGGTATTAAAGACGCCTGTTACCGATCCAGGAATGCTACGGTGGATTTTAACATCCGAGGCAAAGGCTCTCCGTGGTTAGGCACCGTCTGGGGGTTCTTTGAAGTAGCCGTCAACTCCCTGGCTAAGAACACGGATTACTTTGTCCGGATGGGGAAAACAGCCAGAAAAAGAGCCATTCAAACAGCCGTAGCCTATACAATAGTAGGATTTATGGAAGCCATGCTGAATGATTGGGCGTATGGAGATGATGACGATGATGATGAAGACAATTACTATAACCGGAGCCGTTGGATGCGTCATAATTACTTAAATATTCCTCTCCCGGGGGAAACCAAATTATATGTTCCTATTGCCCTGTCTCAATTTTGGAGGGGATTTAAAGGTATGGGTGCTATGTTCTATGACTACTTTATAGGACAGAGAGGTAAACTCGGTATAGGTGAAGCACTTGGAGGAATAGGACTTAATTTTATAGATGCTTTGTTCCCAGTACCGGTAACCAATATATACCAGAACGGAGAATTTCATCCGGGAGCGCCGTTTGTGCCGCTTATTTTAAAGCCATGGTATGAGATAGAGCAAAACAGGAACTTCATGGGCCAACAGATATACAAGAAGCCATTTACTACAAAACAAGAACAAGATATTGCTGATTCAAGCCTTTATAAAGACAACGTGAATACCGCTTATAAATTCTTTACTGATTTATTGGCTAGAACCACATGGAAAGATAATGATTCAAAATACTACCTTAATAAGAAGGGTGAAAGAAAAAAAATAGAAGGAATAGCGGGTATCCTGGATCTGAACCCCTCAAAGATTGAGCACGTCGTTTCTGGTTATTTAGGTGGCACTGGTGACTTTGTTTCCGATATTATCACGACTGCCGGACAGCTCATCAATCCTGATGAAGATTTCGACTTTAAAAACGCGCCTTTCCTGAATGCCTTTATCCGGAAAACCCCGGAAGCAAAATGGAATATCATTCGTGAGTATAACCAGTTGAAGGACTACATAGAGGGAATGGACACCCAGGAAAGTAATTATATGAAGATGGCCGAAACCGGGGATAAACAAGCTTTAGATAAATTAAAGTCACTGAAATTAAACAATTATGACCAGTCTTATGCGGTGCTCCTTGAATTTTACGATAACCAGATCTCTGAATTATCAAAGTATGTGGACTACTTAACAGGAGACGGGACAGACCCGGTGATTGAGAAAATGAAAGAAGCTATTGACCAGATTAATGAACTGAAATTCAAAAACAAGAAGCAATGATAACGGATATCAGCACAATTGATGTAAAACGGATTGCCCGGAGGGTATATGGGTTGAAAAATAAATCCGTTATTAATCCAGATCCGATGGGATTTGATATGAATAATATCCTTAAACTTGACGAGTATCGTCAATACTGGGATTCTTTAGCGGATTTGAGGCGAAGATATCAAAGGGCATGCAGGTTTAATCGGGGTGACCAGTGGAGTGATTTAATAGAAGATGACAACGGCAATACTGTAAGAGAAGATACTTATATAAGATCCCAGGGGAAGTTACCCTTAAAGCAGAATATCATAAGGCCTACCACGAAAGCACTTGCCGGTTTATTCCGGTCCGAAAAAGGGAAATCAATTGTACAATCCCGAAAACCAAATTCGACAAAGGTTGAAAAAATGCTTTCAAACGCCCTGCAATACGCTTTGCATATTAATGAGGCCAGAGAGATAGATCCACGAACCTTTGATATGTTCCTCTTAAGCGGTCTTCCGATTCAAAAAATCGGGTATGATTTTCTTTCTGAATATGGAAGGTATGACATAACTCTGGAATATATTGATCCTTCATATATCTTCTTCAACTCTGATATCAAAGATGTGACCTTAAAAGACCTCCGGGTTATCGGTCAGCTTCACGACATTACCTTTGATGAACTATTTGTTCACTTTGCCCAAACAGATGAAGATAAAACAAATCTAAAGAACCTCTATGCCGGAGTTACAGAACAGGTATTGGGTGTGGGAGACGGATTATCGTCAAGAAGGACACGAAATATAGACTTTTATACTCCGCTTGAAACGCATAAGTGTAGGGTAATAGAAGTTTGGGAAAAACGGGCAGTTAATGTAATTGAATACTGGGACCCGGTAGCCGGTGAAGAAGGGATCTGGCAGGGAACATTAAGGAGCCTAATGGCAATAAACGAAGCCAGGGCTAAGCAATTTATCAGTATTGGACTTCCTGAGGACAGATGGTCTTTGATTCGGTATAAATCATCTGTGGCTTTTAAGTGGTTTTACAAATTCATTACCCCTCTTGGTCATATTCTAAGGGAAGGTGAAACTCCTTACGCTCACAATTCACATCCGTTTGTCATGTACCCGTACCCGCTTGTCAACGGTGAGGTATGGGGACCGGTTGAAGATATCATCGATCAGCAAAAGTATATTAACCGGTTGGTTACCATGTGGGACTTTATTATGGGGACCAGTGCAAAAAATACGTTGTTCATAGAAGAGGGATCAACTGATAAAACACCGGAAGAACTTGGGGAAGATTACAGAAAGGTAGGATCAATTATTATGTGGAATTCCCAAAAAGGAGTTTTAAAACCTCCGTTTGAATCATCCGGGAGACTTCCAAATCTTGGTATTACCGAACTGATTGGACTGCAATTAAAATGGCTCCAGGACATTTCCGGGGTTCAGCCGGCCATGCAGGGACAAACGCCCACGGCGGGTACACCGTCGTCCAGGTACGCTCAGGAAGCCATGAACGCCTCAAATAATAGCCGTGATCTTCTTGAATCATTCGCCGCATTTAGAAGAAGAAGGGACTTTAAAGTCCTTAAAACGATTATCCAGTTCTACAAAACTGAACGTTATTTGGCTATTAACGGTAAAGACGATGAAAATTTCTATGATCCGGCACTTGTAGAAGGGATGGCAAATGAATTTGACCTTGTCATCGGTCAAAGTACAGACAGTCCAACCTATAAATCATGGGTCGATGAAACCCTCCTGGAATTTGTCAAGGCCGGGTTAATTGATATTAAATTGGCACTTCCTCACCTGAGCTTACCATTTGCCGATGCCTTACTGGAAGATATCAAGGCTTACGAAGAACAACTCACTTCAGGACAAATTAACCCAAGTCAGGCTATTCAGGGAATGTCAAATTCTTATTTGCAAAAGTCAGGCGTGGACCCGAACCAGATTAACCGGATTTATGACCTGGTTAGAAAAGACGCAGCTTAGTTTTCATAAATGAAGGTTTAAGTGAAAAGAGAAAGCCGGGCAATTTGCCCGGCTTTTGTTGTTGTCCTGTGCTATTAGTGAGGAAATATGCCTACGTCTTGGTATATTCCTTCATCATCTTTATCGAAACACACACTTGCGACAATAAAAGAATCGTCTTTTTCATCATCACTGAGGATATTTTGTATTTCATTTGGGAAAATGGTATGCCATAATGTATCACCTTCTTGTAGCCTACATGGAAAATCTTGGAACCAATCTTCTCTATGGTCTGTTCTGTCAAAGAAAAAATGAGTCAACATGATATTGAGCGGTTACCTACTTACCGCAAGGTTTCTATATTAATTGATTGACGTATTCTTTAATTTCAGCAATGGATGCACCATTATCGATTAGCATATTAATGTCATCCCTTACTATCTCGTAGTGCATTTCGCTTTGAACAGAGTTAATGACTTCAAATATTGTTTGAAGCTCGTAGTTAGTTTTGCTCATTCTCCCGCATGTAGCGTTATCGAGTACACATCCGTAATCATATTCTAAACGATCATAGTCCTTTAGTTTCAAGAAAAACCGTTTAATCCGATAGCAGATCATCCAGTCTTTCGGATGGACTAAATCGAACCAAAAAATTTTTAACTTCATGGTTTCTTATTTTTATGTTTATTTAATACCTCTACAAGTTTTGCCATTTTCCCGGCGACATTTCTAGCCATTCCCGGTATTTCCGATTTCACATCGGCTATTACTAGACTCATTTTCGGATCACTGGGAATGTTCTTTTTGTAGAATGCTTTTCCACACTGATCATTACAGAAATAGAGTGAGCTGAATTCCTTTGAAAACAGGCAGGCATTTTTATACACAAACCCGTGTTGCTGTGCAATTGCGCCAATGGTTCCCGGTGATTCCTCTTGTGTTTCAAACAGGAAGTTGCCACATTCATTACAGTGAATTGGTCTCATGATTTCCCTAGTTTCATTGTACTAAAAGGCATAGCCACGTAATCAGCAGTAGCCGTCAGTTTAATTGCGTCAACATCCTTTCCGAAGATCCTGAGTTTTTTGTTCTTTTCAACATCCGCAGTCGAAAGAAGGACATATCCGATTTGAGAACTACGAATAGCATATACTTTTCGATTTTCAACATAAGCCCGCAGTTGGGCGGCCTTCTTTGCCCGGTTGAAAGCAAGTTTCCGGAAGTACAGAATCCAGTTATCCCAGGTCATTTTAAACAGTACCTTAAAGAAATTAGGCAGTTCCCCTTTAATTTCCCGGTTCCGGTATTCAGATACTTTCCTGGTTGCAAAATCATGCATCGCCCGGTAAATTGCGGTTCTTTCTTTGACATCGAATTCAACTCCGTAAATTGATGATTTACTTTTAAGTATAGATTGTAATTGATTCATATTCTGTTATTTTAATAATTCAATCAGTCTTTGGTTAATTCCCGGCCGTGGTCTTATTTTCTTTTCCAGGAACATTTTATTAAGCTCTTCCCTTCCTTCTTCCCCGAACTTGTTTATGACTTCAACTAACGAGAAGAAAGGCCAATGAGTCCGGGTGTACTTGTTGTTTAAATACTGTTCAACCATATCAAAAACTTGCCTCTGATTTTGGCAATCTCCTGTGAGTTGATCTGTTACGCTCAATTACTTGCGGTAAAGGCATTTGTTTTGTCGCTATGTAATAGGCTCCGGCGTGAACAATTACCAGGTCATCATTTTTCCCCTGCATGGCTCCAAGGGTTCCATCTTCTTTCTTTTCATACCAGTTCATTTCATTGATAAGCCTTTTGTCCCGGACAATGAGGCTATATCCATCCGAAGCGCCTTCGTTGATTTGCCGGTATCTTTCACGGGACGCCGCATGAAGGGCGTCTATCATAGCCGGTTTTGTTTTAACATTTGTGTGGAACCCGTATATGGGGACAAAATCGCTCCCTACCTTTTCCGGCCTGTTACGGATGTACATATTCGGATAAACGTCAGCTATTTCTTCAACTACGGTCAAAAAGTGATCATCACGTCGCTTATCTTTGTCGTAGGTATTTGTCTCATAAGCAAGAAGGGCGTTGTTGTACTTCTTGCAGATTTGTGCAGCGATCCAGCCGAATAAATCTTTATCAGCATGGCCGTGCCAAACAGCCACCACGACGGGATCGCCTTGTTCTGTCATCCAATACCTGTCTAATACGACCAAACTTGAATAGTCAGCACCCCGCCATACTCCTCCGATATCAGCAAACCCGACATACCGGTCTGAAACTTCAATTGAAGTGTCGGGGAATTCCCAGATCCAAAGTTTTCCTTTGGCTTGCTGGCGGAATTCAATGTTATCAAAGGCATTTTCTCCCTGGGTCGCATCCGCGTATACATCGCCAATGAATTCAGGCGGACAACAATCCTGTTCCATGACTTTGATATAAAGCGGATCAAAACGTTTCTCACCTGCGCTTTGAAATGCTTCTTCTACCGTGGTTGGATTCTCCTGTTTCATTTGGGTCTCGGAGAAAGAAGAATGCTCTTTTTCTGCCTGTTGATAGCGGTCTGCCTTGTGCTTATTGTACCAATTGATTCCTTCTAAAGTGGCTCCTTCTTCCCACATGAACCAGTCATATTTTGACATGGTTGAAACAAATTCCGGGACAGGGACATCTAAAGGTATCCGGCACCGGTCGATCTTATGCCAGGGGACAAAAACGGCTTTATTCCGCGTCGTCCCCGATTCTGCCCTTTGCCATGAATCATGAAAGTAATTTAATCCCTTTGCGGTTGATTCTTCGACGATCATCGAATAAGGAACATCAGGAACGGTTTCTTTTAATGAAGCGATAAGTTCATCCGCGGAGATCTTTTCCGTATCCGGCCAGATCCCAACCTCTGAAAGATGGATCATGGCGTAATTAAAGGACCTGAATTGCTTTGGATTGTTTACCGATCCGATACCTATAATTCCGCCAGTTTCGACACATATACGGTTTTTACTTCTTTGGTATGGCCTTAATGTGATTGTGCCCAATTCCGAGGGGTAATATTCAGCAGCATTTGAGTACATTCCATAAATGTTTTTTGCTGCGCTGTCATCCTGGGCGCAAACTGCCAGGTGCCAGTTATGTTTGTGAACCTGCTGGATCCACATCATATAGATCTGGACTAATGTAGAACCTCCCCATTGCCTGGCTTTTAACAGCACTATCCGGATAGGTGCGCCTGCCAGTCTCATCGCTTCCAGGACTGCGAGCAATATTCTTTGGGCGCCGCGAAGAACAAACGGAACAAATTGGAAGGTGTCTTTATTTAATATCTGAATAGCAGTTGCAGAATAAAATTCAAAGTCACATTTGAAACGAAGTTTTGTAATTGTCAACATTAAATCATCGTACGATACCTTTAAGTATGCTGCTGCATCGTGGATCGCATGAAAATTTGTGAGAAAATCAATTTCCCGGACGTTCATCATTTCTTTCGGGAAATACATGGGACTTTCCCAATCGGAGAAGTAAACCTGCTGACGTTCCAAAGGTCCTCCTATACCGATAATCGGATCATAAGGCGCATCAAGAATTGCATTTCTCCGGTTATTCTCATCTGTTATTTTCTCTATCCCAATCATCCCAGCATATACTCCTCATTCTTTAATTCAGATGATTTTTTCAAAGCCCTGTAAACCACTATCCGGCTAACCTTTTTGATTCCCTGTTCCCTTAGTTCTTTTATTACTTTTCTGATTATGTGTTCCTTTGAAATATAGGGAGCGTTGCTCCCGAAGGATTTGATGATCTCCCCATGCACGTTTAGGACTTTTAAATATTTAATCTTCGTTTGGTCACGCATGATCAAAAAGCGTTTTTCAAAATTACAAATTATTTTGAAAAACGATACAAATTCGTATCGTTTATAAATTTATAAAGTAACATGTTATATACTTTTACTTAAAGTATTGATTTAAGTACGTTATTTTAATTAAAATGGACGAAGAAGATGTAAAAAAGAAAGAACTTCCTGCGGAAACGCAAGCTGTTCCGGAGGCGCCGGAACCCGTTCCGGAAGAATCCACGGATGCGGCAGAGAAAATACCGGCTGAACCGGCAGACAATGGCGTAAAGGATAAAATCATAGCGATTGTAAGGGGGATCAATCCGGATGCAGATCTTACCAATGAAGCCGTGTTCCTTGAATCTGTTCTTGATGTCCTTACTCAATATAAATCAGTGCAGGACCGGTTAACTGAAGCAGTTGAAGAATTCCCCGAATTAGGAGATATGCTTAGCGGCATCTTTAAAGGGATGGACCCCAATGAAGCAATCGCCAGGTATTATGATGTTGAATCAATGACCCCCCCGGAAGGTGCACCTGATTTTGAAAAAATTGGCACTGCAAAAGCTGAACGGAGAAAAGGTGTTGAGTCCCGTAACGCCCGGATCAAACAACTTGAAGATAATCAGCAGGTATCTGTTGAAAATGTTAAAAAATTTATGGACTCAAAGGGTTGGAGTAAAGATCAGGCTATCGGATTCCTGGATAAAATTACGGGTTTGCAGAATGACCTCTTTGATGGCAAATTGTCCGAAGAGCATCTTGTAATTCTTGAAAAAGGATTTGGCTATGATGATATGATAACCGAGAAAGACAAAGAAAAGGATCAGGCTTATGAAGATGGTGTGACCGCAGGACGAAACCAAAAAATCGAAAAGAAATTCGCCGGCGGAGATACCGGGGACGGGCTGCCCAAATTAAGCAATACCGGAGGAATGCGAAAAGAGAAGAAAAAAACATTCGCCGGATCATTTATGGATGGAGTTATTTAACAAATAAAAATTAAGAAAATGAAACGATTATTTAATATCAAGTCTTTAGCAAGTATTTTACTTGTCTTCATGGTCGCCCTTATTGCAGCAACATTCCTTGGAGCTATTACTGCTGTTGCAGGCGTAGGCTTGGCCATTGGCACCAGCGTAGCTGGCGGAACCGTAACACAACAGGAAGTAACCGGCGGTGAAAACTACCAGGAAGGTACGCAATACCTTGACATGAAAGAAGTGGAGCGGAAGGTATCAGAATATAAAGAATACCAGACCCCTCTTTTAACTCTTATATCGAATAAAGGGGGTGAATCGGTTAAATCGTGGGAAGCTGTTTATTACGCCGTAGATTCAAGGGGAATGGAAACAACTATTTCTTCTGCCTCGGCTATTACCGATGGCTATACCACCATGACCGTTAGCGATGCGACTATTTTCACCAAATATAATACCGTTTTTATTCCCGGACTAGCTGGTGAAGATTACGTTAACGCCGGCGTTTCCCTGGTAGGTTTAATTACAGGATTTCCTTCTACAAACCAGATTCTTGTTAAATTATTAAATCCGAAGGCTGCTTTAGCTAATACCTCACTTGCAGGCGAAAAGATTTACCGCGGAGGATCGGCACACAATGAAAAGGCTGCCTCTACGACTCCGTGGGGAGTTATTCCCGGTACGGATATGAATTACGTCCAGATCTTCATGGAGCAGGTTGAGCAGAGCGAATATCAAAAGTTAATGAAAAAAGAAGCAGACTGGGGATTTAATGATTTAAAACGACTGGCAATAGAGGACTTTAAGATTCAGCGTGAACGCACTTTCCTTGGCGGATTCAAGTCTGTAACTAACGTGACTATCGACGGACAGGTTAACAGGTTTTATACTTGCGGCGGAATTTTGAATGACACTGCAATTCCTGTTAATTCAACGTTTGACTTAAGCAATTTCATTGCTACTCCAAATTTGATTGTGCCTGTTCTTAAGTCTGCATTTACAGGAAATAACGGATCGAGAAAAAGAACTCTCCTTGCGGGATGTGATTTCGTTGAAGCGCTTGAAAAAGCCAACTTCTCAGACAAGCAGATTTTAGCGAAGGAAACCGTTAGTGTTATGGGAATCAAGGTTCCTCAGATTGTTTCAACGTTTGGTATACTGGATGTCTTATACTATGAACAGCTTGATTTGCTGGGAAAACAAAAGACGGCTATGATTCTTGATATGAGTAACCTTTATATTAAGGATTTAGAGGGCAAAGGGTTTAACGTACGCCCGATTGACTATAAATCTCCCGGTATCGCTAATGTAGATGCTGCTGTTATTGAGCAGGCCTCTACCCTTCTTATTAAAAATAAGAATACGCATTTGATCATCAACGCAGTTGAATAACCATACGGAGGGGATTTATCCCCTCCTGTAACATTTTACAGCTATGATTAAGCGATATTCTTCCCCGGCTCAAAGATTTACCGTTAATGTGAAAAAGAACGGTAAACCCCACGCCGTTGTTTTTGACAATTACAGCCCGGATCAGAAACGGAGATACATTGACATTAAGGACCCTGAAATACAGGATCAAATGGAAAAAAGTCCTGATTTTAGGGTGTACTTCAGACTTGACCAGGTAATCAACGATGAACAGGTCACACCTCAATCGTCAGAGATTGAAGCTCCAGAATCATTTGCGCCGGTAAGAAAAGAATTCAAATCCGGAGTAGAGGCCCGTACATGGCTGAATACCGAACATGGCGTTTCTAACAGTAAACTCACAAATAATCAAAAGATTATTAATGAAGCCGCCCAATTAGGTTTCATGATTACCATTTTAAATATGAAACAATAAAAAATTAGATATCATGGACAAAGCGACATTCCAAGGCTTATTTAATGCCGAAGTAAATAGAAATTTTTCATTTGTTATGCCCGTCAAACAAATGCTGTATGATCTTGCCGCATGGGTGCATCGTGCTATATTTTCCGAAGTAGTAATCGTAACTGATAATATTACTCTGACTGCAAATGACAGCAGGAAAATATTTCTGATTGGAACCGATGCGAAAGTTATCACTCTACCGCCTACCGAAGCAGGATTGGATTTTACCTTTATCAATTCGGGCGCTGCCGGACACAATATCATCACTATTTCCCCCCAGGAAGCTGACGGTATTTCCGGAACGATTACCCTGGCCGCTTCAGTTGTGGTTGATGCCGGTGTTGTGAATAAGGACCTGATCAACACTAAAGCCACTTCAAAGACTGGTGATTCTGTACGTCTGTTGGGAACAGGAGTCGAAGGCAGTACAGCCTATATCATTGCAAGCTCTACCGGCATTTGGGCATCTGAAGGATAATATTTTCACAAATAACCAATAGAAGCCCTGCCCTTCCCAGGGTGGGGTTTTTTAATAATACAATTCCATGGCAGATTTAATTACAGAAAGGCAACAGTTTGAAAATTCACTGCTTAACCTGCTTTCAAATATAACGGCAGGCGGATCAGGAGAAATACCGGCTGCCAGGCTGACTCTTATTGATCTGGTTAAAGCCAAGCTGGATGAAATCATACCGGCAGTATCTTTATCCCTGGATGAAGATGAAGCTATAGAAGATCCTTACAGCCTGCTTATAAATTCCTTCCTGGATGAATCTGCCAAAAGAGTGTTGTTGTCTGCCCCGGCTCATGTGCTCGTTCCAACGCCGGGCACAGTCGAAGCCACGCAGGATGTTACGGACAATAAAATCGGTTATATCATTCTCCCGGATAATTTTTTACGGGCAATTTCCTTGCGGATGAGCGAATGGAAACGGGATGTGACTGAATTTATGACCCAATCGGATAAAAGATACCGGCTTCAGCAGAATAAATACACCCGAGGCGGAACCGCTAAGCCGGTAGCTGTTTTAGGCCATAAGAAGACCGGAGGATCAGCAAGAAGAGTAATTGAGTACTATTCTGTTAATACATCGCATGTTATCGAATACTTCTTTTATATCCCCCAGACGGATGCCGAAGACCTCCAATCCAATTTAACGGATGCCCTGACCTGGACCTGCGCCGGGATGATCCTGCAGGTTACTGAAAGAGGGGATCTTGCCAAATATGCCTTTGAACAGGCCGGTGCATGTTATCAAAACCTGTAAGTCATGACAGTAAATCCGGAAGATATCGAACAATTCCGCAAAGACACCGAAGACCTTGTCCAGGCTAACGTCAGGGCGATATTCCAGGTTAAATACGGGGAATTTAGTATGGAAACGGGGGACAATACGATAAACCTTTCCGGGGATGCTTATCCTTCCGAAGATGTTTACGAGATCCGGTTTCACCAGGCAACCGATAGTGACGGGATTGATATACGTGATGCTGTTTCGGTTCAGTCAAAGACCGTAAGCAGTTTTACCATTAACACTCCACGGGCAGGAACACTCAGATGGGTTACTTTTTTGAAAACACCTCAATTTAATTTTTGGACTTAAGCGATGCACTTAACTCTTACAGAAAATTCACACGGCGGGTATGTTACCCAGGTAATAAACGTGACAGGAAGACCGCAGACAAAACCCGATCTTATCGACCTGGCACAGGACCCTGTCATTTACGAAGGGTACAAAGTCAGGGATACATACTTCATCTGCAAGGTCGATGCAACCACAAGCGTGATCTCCCGGAAATGGGCCACGGGAAGTTGGGACAGCCGGTTAACGCTAAATTACCTTTGATATGGCACTGAAGGTTAAATACGATAAAATACTCGGCATTTTAAGGGAACAGGAAGAAGGATCTTCCGCCCCCGGGGATAATACAGGCGTGCTCTCGTACGAAACTAAAGAATTACTGGATGCCGATACTACGCAAGAATTAAATGCCATCGCTTTAGTGTATAATGACCAGGAGCCTGCCAATGGCTTTTATCGGTATAACGGTACTTTATGGGTTAAAGTTGATTATGGTGAGGCTATAATCGGCAGTTCCCGTGAAGTTTTTCAATTGATGTCTCCTGTCAACGGAATCTTTAATATTGACTATGACACTGCCCCGTATGCCGAACTGAGTTTATCGTCTGAGGATTTCCTTTATACAATCAACATAGTCAACATTGAAGACGGAGAAAGCGGCAAAATCTTAATTAAACAGCCCGGATACAAACAGGTTGAACTGGGAACCGGGCTAAAAGGAGGAATTAATTTACCTCTTTCTGCGGGAGTTGTAATCCTGGTCAATTATAAGAAAACAGGGCAGGATGTGTATGCCTGGTCAACGGTATTGGTTGGCGACGGATCGGACATCGTGCCTCAAAGGATAATCGATTTTGTCTATACTTATTTTGATGCGACGCTTTGTTCCCTGCAATGGACCGCGCCGTACGCGAACAACGTGTATACCCCTGCAACGATGTATGACATCCGCTATTCCAACACCCTTATTGACGCGGATGATTTGGCCGTGTGGAACAGCTTAAAGAAATTGACAAACCTTCCGGTGCCGGGTACTCCCGGAACTGTGCAAACCTTTACGATGGTCAACCTGGCCCCCGGGACAGAGTATTACGTGTATATCAAATCCTTTAAAGTAAACAACGGGATACGGTTTACCTCGCTGGCCTCGAATTTTGTGTACTTCAAGACGCATTATGCAGAATCCGTAGTCGAAGGTGTTCCCTACCGGGTTGAGATTAAAAAAGAACAGTTATTTCCATCCCTAAACGATGTTGTTAAAACAGAAGCAGGTGTTTTATGTACCGTTGACCGGGCCGTGGATGAGTTGCAAAGGCTTACGTTTGACCCTGCAACCGGGTATGTCGATACGACCAACAAAGGTTTTCAAACTTATTGGCTCCAGTATGCCTACGGCCGGAACACGATGGACTACAAACTGGTGATCGATTTGTTCCAGGGGCACAAACTCGATAAACTGTTTATTTACTGCTCAACTAAAATTGACTTCTCTGTTCTTGTTTGCAAAGACTTAGGCAGCGAGTGGGTTAAAGTAGGCGAAGGCAATCCGACTGAATGGAATCACTGGCATGAAATAGCCATTGATAATGAGGAGTACAACCGGTTTGTAATTATCCGCTTTGGCGATACCGTGGATATTGGCGAAAATTCCACTTCCCCCACAATGACCGCCGGATCCGAAGCTTTCCCGGAACCGATTTACAACTATAATATTTCCAACATTGACAATATTGTCCTTTACGGGACTCCACAGGACGAAGCAACCGGCGGTATTCACAACCCCATAAGGAGCGCGGTTACCAAGAGGACCATGGATCAATTCTTCTGTACAAACGGGCATTTCTACCAGCAAGGGAGAATCCATTCCATGCTGTCCGGGAAACTGGTCCGTCTGTTCGGGGCTATTGGTCATTTGTCAGCGTGGAATAATGATAACGTCCTGCAGCAATACACAAGGCTTGCCGATATGCGATTCAGGTTATCTCATATCCCGTGGGTGATGAGTAACAACGGGACAGGCAAAAAGCTTCAGCAGAATTTGGAAAGCACCTATAAACCCTATGGTCTGAAACCTTTTATCTGCTCTTCCGGACTGGAAGACCATTGCATGTACAATGCCACATACAGGAATAACCGGCCCGTAGATGATTACTGGTATCCCGGAAGATGGAGACCACTTCCCAAAAGAGGAGTAGGCGGATTGGATGATTATTATGCTATTACGAAAGATCCGCTTCATTATGGTACATACGCCAAGTTGTGCTATGCCATTGCGGCCAAGTACGGGGGCAGTGAAGTTTTGAATCTGCCCATTTACCAGGACCCTGCATGGGATGAACCCGACACAACAGATACCGGGCTGGACCTGATGAGTGGACTGGAGCCGCACAACGAGCCGGATGCCCATTGGGATAACTTTGTCGGATATACCGGTCCTGAAGAACTTGCGGCGCTTCTGAGTGCTTGTTATGACGGAAACAGTAATCAGATCATCGACGAGGATTCCAATAAGGATTCTTACGGGATGGCCAAAACAGGAGACCCGGCTTTTCTTAAAGTTATGCCGGGTTTAGCCGGGTTTAAATCCGGGTATGTCCTGCTGATGCTGATGGCCTGGAGAAGGAAAAGAACCGACAACATCATCCCGGTGGATTGTTTTAACTTTCATATGTACTGCAGCACGATCGGGGCGGACCAGGGATCAAGCAACGATTTGGTCCAAAAGGCCATCACGGTTGAAGAAAGCGTCAGCAGTACATTCCGGCACTCCCTGGTTGAAGCTGTTAAACTGCGGAACCTCTATGCCCCGGGTAAAGAGGTATGGTGCACAGAATTTGGTTACGGAGAGTCCGGCGGGCGTGAAACACAGAGTAAGTATCAATGCTATTCGCAACCCGGACGCGTTGTCGGGAACTGGACGATCCCGGACCGGCACCGGTCAGAAGTGAAAGGAGCCTGGATCATTCGCGGAGCCATTCAAATGCTGAAAACAGGTGTTGACCTGATGCATTATTATTCAACCGAATGTGAAGCGAACTATTTTGGCGCCGGGTTATGGGATCAAGGCGCGGGTTTTGAAATGTGGGAATGGAGAAATCTTACCGATAATACCCCGGGAGCAAAATACGCGGCTATCGAGCAGTTTGAAACCCCTTATGACCGGGGCGGTTTTGCCACAACCGGTATTTTCGGGAACATCCTTACTAACGGGGCCTATCCTGTCACAAACGCTTATTGGTGGATCGCTACCTTCAGGAGCAGGTTAAAGGGCTACATTTTTACCGGCATGAAATACCTGGCCGATCCTAAAATAGTGATCGCCTGTTTCAAGAAACTGGAAGAAGATAAAGGTGCCTATGTCGTGTATTATAACGACAGCGTGAATACGGGCGTGGAAAACGTATCAATACCCGTCCCGGAGCCTGCAACTTCGGTCACCAGGGTCGACGTGTATTTACCCCGGATCCCTGACCCGCGAAATGTCCCTGCAACCCTGGGAACAGATGAGCTTAGAACGGGTATTCCGACAACCCGTAAAGAAAAATATACCGGCGGGCAATGGGTTATCCAGAATATAAAGCCGGACGGCGTGAATTACGAATCTTATGCTGCCGGGGATGCCCGGTATCCTGATACGCCGCAGGAAGGAGATGAAGTACACGTTCTTCCCTCCGTCGGGGAAAATCCTTATTTCCCGATTGTAGGGCCTGTGGCTGCAAAATTAAACCGGGCCGGGGTGTTGGCTGCAAGTCAACATGAATTATCCCATGAGGAAGAAGGCGTGATTATTTGGGAAGCATTTAACAACGCTGCTTTAGCCTGGAGGCAGGTACACGCCGTTTGTGATTACATCCAGTATCACCCGGAAGGGATACGCGGCGCCAGCGGCGATGAAACGGTTATTGAAGTTGCCAACAATACGATTATTCAAAACGTATCTGAATTCCCGGTATTTTACTTATTTGATGCTGCCCCGAAGCCGGATTTTGTCAGCGAAGTAACCGACCTGAAAGCAAAAACGGTTAATCATTCGACAATAGAACTGTATTGGAACAATACCAACCCGGAAGATACCGGGTATGAAATTTTCAGTTCTACACTTCCGGAGTCGGGTTATTCATTACTAACCACAATCATAGCAGGTGACCAGAACAAAGCCACGGTTTCAGGACTGATCCAAAACACAACAACTTATTTTAAAGTAAGGCCCATAAAAGGTGATCAGGTCGGGACTTTAAGTACTTACGTAGCCGGTCACACGGCAAGTTACGTCAATGCTGTTACCGGTCTTGCAGCCGGCAATATCAATACAAAATCGATCGGGCTAAGCTGGGCATGGACAGAAGGTGAAACACCTGATTTTTACGCCTTTTATATATACAGGGCTACATCAGAAAACAATTACGCTTTGGTAGGCCAGATAAAAAACAAGCAGGTGCGTTCATATACGGATACCAATCTTACTTCCAACACTTATTACTATTACAAGATCAGGGTGATTTGCCTGAACGGGAAGAGCGAATATTCTGACATATTACAGGTAAAAACGCTATCCCTGGAAGAGGCACCTCCCTTACTGGTGTCCGTTTCCACAAATAAGCTGGGGACATACCTTGCTTTGACTTTCAGTGTATCCATAAGCCCGGTCAGTCCTGGCCAGAAATCACTGTTCAGTCTGACCGAAAACGGAAATACCAGATTGATAGAGTCGATCAGCAATGACCTGACAAATCCTGAAAAAATCTACCTGGGCGTCCCTGAAGGTACTTTAGGTAATTACAGCGACCTGTTGCCTTTAAAGCTGTCCTATGTCAAACCGGGAACCGGTGGTGTTACTTCTATATTTGACCAGGAGCTTCAATCCTTCACGGATATCACGGTTATCAATAACGTGGGGAACTTTCTTAACCTGTATGCAACGTATAAATTGAATTTTATACAGGCGGATGCGGAAAATCAAAATCCGTCAGACGTGACATGGAACAATTTAAAGTGGCTTGTTGCTGACCAGCCGATCCAGACTTCCTCCAACCTTGTTGATACGTATCAAAGACCTTCCGGGATAACTTTATCTTCGGTTACTTCAACAACCGGCGTTCCATTGCAAAAATGGGGTGAAAATTACCGGGTCGGCAAATGCCTGATAGAAGGAATACCCAGCGAGGTTTACTTATATGGCTGGGGAATTGTTGGGTTTTACTTGGAAGGGACGGTTTCAAGGTTGATATTAAACGGGCTGGACCAGAACCGGAGATATACGATAAAGGCCTATGCATCTTCGTTTGAAGTGTTTAAGGTGAAGATGAAAATAAACGGTCTTTATTCCAATGAGACCAGCAACAGTAACGAAAGTTCCAACACCGATCTTCTACTGCTCGAAGATTTAGTCCCTGTGAACGGTCAGCTGGCCATCGATTTTCTGAAAGATCTTGACCCGGAAGATCCGGACAAATGGTGGTGGCATGAAATGTTACAGTTCATGATCATTGAAGAATACCTGGAAAGCTCAGAAGAAGATAATACAGTACACGTTAATTCTTTTGTTGCCAATGAGGATACTGACCAGGACGGCAATATCAGTACAGAAGGCCGGAATTTGACCTTGAATGTCAATTATATCGGCGTTCCCACGCATTACATGTTGAGTGAAAATTCTGATTTCAGTGGAGCTTCGTGGATCGAACTAACTGATACCAGTATTCTGCAGGTTCTTCCGTTTACAGTTTCTTCCGGGTACGGATCCAAAACGGTTTACCTGAAGCTTAAAAACGCGGAGTTGGAGTCTAACATTAAAACGTACACCTTCAATCTGGTTGATCCTTACGTGCCGTTGGCATTAAACGCCGTTTACATCAATGAGAATGCGGAGAAAACGGATTCTTTGACTAACACGGTCATGTTCAGTTTTAATGGTACGCCAACCCATTACCGGATCGCAGAGGGTCCGGACATGTCAGGAGTGGAATGGACCCCGTGGACCGGGAATAACGTTCAGTATACTTTTCAGTCCTCTGCGCAAGGCGTAAAATACGTGTATGCCCAATTGAAAGATGCGGTCTCTGAAAGTTCGGTTATCGTGGATTCCATTGATTACGGATTCCCGCCTGAAGTTTTAACCTACGCGGTAAATGGCGGGGTTTTGGAAACCTCCAATACATCAATCCCGGTGGTTACGACATTCTCCGGAAATATAACCGGTTATGCCATAGGCACGACAACAGAGGAATTGGCGGTATGGACGAACAGCACGGCAGGCAGCCCCCTGGAATTAAACCTGGATTTTAGAGACAAGCCCTCCGGGAACTATAATATCATGCTGAAACTGAGAAACACTTACGGTGAATCTTCCCTGCAACAGGTAACCTTAGTGTTCACAGCCCCGGCTTTAGCGCTCAGTTCAGTTTCTATTAACGATGGTGCCGCGACTACCGGTACCCGGGCTGTAACAGTTGATCTTGTCTACTCCGGTTATGCAACTCATTACATGCTGAGTGAAAATTCTGATTTTAGCGGAGCTTCGTGGGTTGGAATAACCGCGGGAACAACCAATCTGGCATTTACCTTATCTGAAAGTGCAGGCAGTAAAACCGTTTACGCCAAGTTGAAAAACAGTCTGGAAGAATCTTCAGCAGGAAACGATGCGATCACCTACGAAGAATACCAGGAGACCATTGTATTGTCTGCCCGAAACGACAATGATAATGACATCATCTATGATGCCGATGCGGGTGTAACCATTAACCGGGTAAGCTTTGGCACAAATGACTACTCCGGGTATACGCCCAAACTGTTGAAAAATACGTTAGGTCAGGATACGGCCTGTTACCTGGAAACAAACAATACTTATTACCCTGTGACATCGGAAACAGGCGTTAGCGGAACGTATGCGACAAACCGGACTGACTTTTATCCCACCCTGTCAGGAAATACCGGCCCGTATCCGGACTTTTACTTAGGATACGCGAAGTGTTTATACGGCAGCGGTGAAGGTAATGCCAATAAGGGAAGGTTTGTTTTAACCATGCCTGCCGGTACTTACCGGATAAGAATTATCATGTCGGTATCCGGTAACGGGAAACTCAATAATGATCAAAGACTTGGATCTTTCTACCGTGTGGATGTCAACGGTGTGGTGGGAACACCGGTTGTGGCCGGTCCGTCCGGATTTACCGGAGAGAACAACACCCAGTTTAATGCCGAAATTGAGTTTACGGTGGGCTCACTGGTCCAGGGTAATGTATCCATCATGTTCTACAATACTATTTCCACCTATTTCAGACCGTCTATTAATCTTTTTGAAATAACAAAACTCAGCTAAATATGAAACGACTTTTACTCATATCAACGATTATCCTGACCTGCTTTTTCTCACCCGGACAGAACCAAACCGGAAAAAGATTTATTCCATGGCTGGAAGCAAACACGGCCTATTTAAACGGGAACATCGGATCAAAGAACTATCAATCCGGATTAATGGGAACCGGTTGGCAAATTACCAATTCCGGGGTTGCTGAATTTGATGAAGTAACAGTCCGTAAAAGTCTGAAAGCTTACGAATTGGTTTTGCAGAAAATCAGATCCGTAAACGGCGGATTGGTAATTAGTGCCGCAAACGCAGAAGTTGATTCCGTGGCCGGTGGTGTGATGATAGGTTACACGATTTATCCCAAGGATACGGCTATTACATTTATGCCGAATGACCTGGTCCGGGTTCAGACCTGGTCCGGAGGAGGTGTAAAATACTACATGGGTGTAGTTGGATCTGTTAACCATGCGACACATAGTTTTTGGATGTCAGAGGAACTATTTGTCGGAACCGACCGCCCGGTAAAAGGGGATGAAATGGTTCAGTTTGGTAATCTCACCGATGAAGAAAGACAAGGACTAATTTACCTGACTGCTCACGATACCTATTCTCCGTATATTGACGTACTCGATCAGGTCAACTCTACTTCCTTGACCGGACTTCCAAAAGTAAGATTAGGCAAACTGGACGGGATCAATTCACCTACATTTGGGCCTTTACATGGGTATGGATTGTACGGGAGTGATGTTTATCTTGAAGGATCAATAGCTGACACAAACGGTGTTCTTTTCTCCCACCATTTCGCGGTCACAGACAGTATGTTTTCTGTTTTTTATGACCGGCTTGACAGTGCAGAAACAACTATTCAGGAGCACGAAACAAGACTATTAATGACTCCGGACTCCATTTCTTTAACCGCGGTGTGGGATTCGATTAATTTATTGTCAGGACGTGTTACAAGCGCAGAAACAGCGTATGAACAGACAGCGCAGGCAATCAGCTTAAAAGCAAACAAATCAACGACTGATTCGTTGGGGACGCTCCTTGACTCTGCTTATGCCCGTATCCTTTTAATGCCTGATTCCATTTCGTTAAGTCCTATCCGGTATACACTTGATTCGGTGGGTAATGTTTTGGACTCCATCTGGACCCGGATCGCCTTAACCCCTGACTCGATATCCCTGCAGGCGGTGAAAGATTCTTTGAACGATCTTTATGAAAGAGTTGGTACTGCTGAATCGCAACTTGTAGTTCAGGCTGATCAAATCAGTTCAAAAGTAAGTACCTCTACTTATAATTCCGGAATTTCCGGGCTTGACAGCAGATTATCTTCCGCGGAATCAAGTATCACACAACAGAGTTCTCAGATAGCTTCAAAAGTAAGCACGACTACCTATGAGAGCGGAATGTCGGTTAAGGAGAATTCCATTTCAAAATCATCTGCTTCTCCGACTTCACCATACACTGGCCAGCTCTGGATTAGTACCGCGACAACTCCAAATATTTTATATCGTTACAATGGATCTTCGTGGGTAAAAGTAACTCCGACTACGGCCAGCGAGGTAGGGGCCTTTAGCGCGAGCGATGGAACCACATTGACTGGCCGTGTTACAACTGCGGAATCTACCATTACCCAGCATTCAAATCAAATAGCGACAAAGGTTAGTCAAACTGACTTTAATTTATTGACGGGAAGGGTTACTACGGCAGAATCAAATTTAACCCAAACGGCAGAGGATATCACGTTTGGCTTTTCGCGTATGGGCGTTGACGGGTATACCCGAACCGGAAAAACCGTTGTAGATGCTACCGGGCTGACGGTTTACGACGGAGGGATAAAGATTAAAAATAATGCCGGAACCGATGTGTTGAGCGCGGATGCAAACGGGAATTTGAGCATCACCGGTAATATCAACGCTACGTCCGGATCGTTTTTAGGAACAGTTAACGCGACTTCGTTTACCGGCAATAGTGGTACTATTGGCAATTTCTCAATCAGCGCCAATGGCCTTACTAATTTAACCGGGGAATCATATATCCTGTGCCGGGACAATTCATCAACAAGAGTTGCTTCAGTAGGAACGTCCACACTGCCGGCTACCTTAGGCGGCACGCAGGCGATGGGTTATTTTAAAAATAATACCGTCAATGATTGGGCTACCAATTATGGTATCTACGCTACGGCCAGTAATACCGGGACCGGAGGTTCTGCTTACGCAGGATACTTCAGCGGTGACGTGACGGTTACAGGCGTTTTAATATCCAATAAAATCCCTGTTGCCGTTTCCGGAAGTACTTCAAAATACCTTGGAGATGAAGAATACTTCTGGGAATACGCCGGATCAGGCTCGTGTACGGTTTACCTGCCGTCATCGCCTGTAATCGGAACACATTACATCATCACCCGAACAACAGCCGGCAGTTCTTTAACAGTCAATGATAATGTCCCGGGGGATAAAATTAGGTGGAGTGATGTAAAAACAACATCTGCGTATGTTACAGGCGATTTATGCACAGCATATGTATTTGTGTGGAACGGGTCATATTGGATGACATTCTATTGGTACAGAGGATAAATAAAAAGCTAAATTATGTGGTCAAAAATTAAAAACTTCTTCAAAAGGCTGTTCATTCGCCAGGAGCGTGTTGAGATAGCCGTCAGTATTGCAAAAGGACTAAAGGCCTTTGCTGATTCATCGGCAGATGATATCCTGTTCTATGTATTCAATATTCTTTCTCCCGCCACGGGCACCGTTATGGCATTTGCAAAAAACTTCTTGAACAGCGATCTGCCTACCCTTTTAAAAGCCCTGGAGCTTATTGATGCCTCGGACGAAACAGCGATCCGGGAAACCAATATTAATGCCGTAGTCAGCCAGGTAAAGCAATTTGGATCGATTGTCGATCAGACGGCCCTTACTACTGCAATTGAAAAGTCTTTTAAAGACGGAAAAATTACACTTGGTGAAGCCAAAGACATATTATCAAACTACCTAAAATAAATTGTCATGTCAGAAGAAAAATTCATTTTAACAGAAGAACAAATCCGGAAATATTCAAAGGTTCTGGATGGAGCTATTAACTGGACAAAGATTTTTGGAAAAGTAAAATTCCTGCTCTTTTTCAACATTGATCTTGGGAAACTGATCGAAAACAAAGACCGGGATACCTGGGCAAAGCTCTTAAAGCTTGTCAATTCCATGTATGCAAAAGGAAGAATTTCAGACTCTTTGGCCGGGCTGATCTCACAGATCTTCGCGGCCATTGACAACAGCGACGAAGACTCGTTGGTTAGCTCTCTTTCATCTGCCATTGCCGGTAAAATCAATTTCCTGAACAATGATTCAAAAGAGGAAGTACTCATCAAGAGCGCATTAACGATGCTGTCAACTCTCGACGATGATTTCCTTGACGACCTGAACCGGGAATTTGCCGAACTGGAGAGCAACGCCGAATTAACCGATTAATCATTCCGGGGTGAGATTCCCCGGAACTTAAAACTTGTTCGCCATGTCTGAGTCTGAAAGATTATTCATTAAGAAGTTACAGAATATTATCTGGCAGACATTTGCCGGGCTGATTCTTGTTGTCATACTGGCCTTTGTCCCATTTTATTTTAACACGCAGGCAGAGCTAAAAAGAAATAACGAGAAGATTGAGGAATTGAAGGAAATGAAAGCCGATAAAACAACCTATGAATTGACTGTTAAACAGATCAACTCACAGCTTATTGAGATCAAACAGGACATCAAAGAAATTAAACAAGGGAGATAATAATCATGACACTCGGAGAGAAACAAGAAGTATTTTTAAAAAATGCCGCAAAGCTTATTCTTTGGGCTTTTGACAATGGTTTTCATGTAAGGGGTGGTGAACTGCTCAGGACAAGGGAACAGCAGGAAATTTACCTTAAAACAGGACGCAGCAAAACAATGAACAGCCGGCACCTGGATAAACTTGCTGTTGACCTGAACCTGATAAAAGACGGGCGGCTTTCAAACGATTCAAAGGATTATCAGCCGTTGGGCGAGTACTGGGTGTCCCTTAATCCGGACAATGTCTGGGGAAGTGATTGGAACAGGAATCATTCTTTTCTTGACGAGTGGTTTTTGGATCCATACCATTTTGAAATGAGACCTTAAAAAGCATAATCATGGACGCATTTTACTTCGAAATACCCAAACTCTTTAACCGGGCACAGGTTGAAGTCCTCTATTACACTGAGAAGATGGAGAAAGACGAAATGCCGGAACTGGATAAATACGCCATCGCCGACGAAGATGAGCCTCTGGTAAGGCTTTTAATGAAAGATGTATCCTTAACGAAGGTTTACGGATTGCTGGCTCCTTACGCGAGGGATATTGAAGGAGGAGGTTATTTTTTTGAGGCAGCAATCACAAATGACCTGGGACTCGAAGTACAGGATTGTATTGTGTACAAGTGCGTCTTCCCGGAAAAGTTTGATCGGTCTATTATCCCGGCTCTGGATGATGCAATCGGTAATGCGATCGTAAACTATTCAATCTCTGAATACCTCTTTAGAAATAATGCAAATGGCAGCGTTTTTAAGGAGAGGTTTGATAAAAATATGAGCGAAATCCTAAGGTTCATAAACCGCAGGACCGCAGGATTAAAACGAACCTATAAATTATATTAAAATGGCTATAACCAAGACATTAGGAGTAATCAAATTCTCATATGAATACGATGATATTTTTGACCAGGTAAATCTGATATCAAACGATATTGCCGAGACTATTTTGAATGATGAAAAAATACCGCAAACGGATGAATACGGCCTTTCTGAGGATGAAAAATATTCGGTGGTCAGGATGATGAAACACGGAGCTGATGAAATATTCAGAAAGCTGCTTAAAATAACAAACGGGATATCTAATTCTGTAGTCTTATCAGATACGGCTTGCGAATGTTCCATTAAAGACAAAGGAGCTTATAATGAAAATGTTCTGCAGGCGATTGACCGGCTTATTGAAGAAGCAATCGTGAATTACATCATCAAAGATTGGTTCACTGATAAAATGGTAAAAGATCATGCTGTAAATTACACGGGTAAGTACGTCAGGAATATTCAGGAAATTGTTAAGAAATCGGTCCAACTCCGCAAACCCACGCTGACATAAAAAAAGGCCCTTGCTATGGGGCCTTTTCTTCGATAATCATAATTTCCGGATCGGGGATTTCATATTTAACCTCTTTGACTTTTGATAATGTTTTTCTATTTGTTCCAATAAATTAGTTGCACCCGTACGCCTTCCCAATGTCTTTGTTTCAGCCGTATTTGTGGAGTTTGCTCCATTTTGGTATGAATTGATGTGCGCCACAGATGTACAACTTATTTTCAATAAGTTGCAAAATAATGCGAAAAATAATTCACTTTTATTGTGAAGATAAAAAAGGGAGTTACCTTTGTCACGGACAAGGACTAAATATGAAAGTTGCGTTTGAAAAAGAATATTTACGCGAATTGTATGAAACCGGTAAAACAACGGACAAAAAGCACCGTTATCAACCGCAGGTAGTTAACGGGTACTTGAAATGTGTCAGGGTTTTACAGCGGGTAGTACGAATGGCGGATTTGTTCCCGATTAAGTCTTTGAATTACGAAAAACTGAAAGGCAACAAAAAGGGGCTTTCATCCGTGCGTATTAACGACCAATACCGCCTCGAATTTCGTGAAATAGTCAATCAAGATAATGCAACAGAAGTTGAAATTTGTTCCTTGACAGACATTACAAATCATTATAAATAGAAGTACTATGGGTGATTTAGGATTTCCGTTTCGTCCAGTTCATCCGGGCGAACTTTTAAAAGATGAATTGGAATATCGCCATTTATCACAAAAGGCTGTTGCAAGGCAATTGGGATTACCGTATACGGCGTTTAATGAAATATTGAATGGTAAGCGTCCGGTTACAACCGATTTTGCCTTAATTATGGAAGCAGCCTTGGGGGTGCCGGCATATGTGCTGGCCGGAATGCAAACAGATTACAACCTGCAGGTAGCGCAAAAAGACGATAAATTACTTTCACGTCTCGCCGAAATCAAAAAGATGGCGGCAATGTTTTGACGGGTACCAAGTATTCCTGTCAAACAATTTTCTATACCATAGGCTTTTTTAAAAACTTAAACTAAGACTTTAAATAAGCCATTTTAAGACACTTTCAGGCAGAAGATAAACACTATATCATTTAGAAAGAGAAAGTGTCTTATTTTTGAGATTTCAGGCCAAATCTTGGGTGTCTGTTCATGGTAGTCTCCTGTGATATTTATATTCCAACCATTATTTTATCCGGAATTGGTATGATTTGACCAACCGGCCGCCAAAGGTGAAGGGTGTGTTTGTGCATATTCACGTATTCTGATTTTGCCGGGTGATACTGAATAACGCAATCTTCTTCATCCCAGAAGATCCCCTTTACAAAACACATTTCAGGCCATGTAGGGGTACGATCTTTACCTTCTGTCACACAATGAACAGAGACGTGTTCCCAGAAATCTCCGTCTGAGGCGATAATAACAAAAGTGGTACGTCCACGGTTAATAATAAAAGCTCCGTTGTTACCATAGGAATTATCAGAACCGTACTGACCTCTGGTTACCCGATATCTATTTGGTACATGAAACATAGTTATTCTATTTAAGTCCTTCCATAAAACTGAGCACATCGCGTAAACAGGAATTATTGAACACGCATTCTTTTATGGAACTGAAAACATACTGCTTCCAAGGTTTATAATAAGAAATTATACCAAGCTGATCCCAATTCCTGTTATTGAAGATCCGGTAAACAGGTTTCCCTAAAAATAATTCTCCATTCACCTGATCTACAGGCTTTCATAAGTTCAATGCACTCATCCCTGATTGCGTTATACTTTTTCTGATAATCAGATAAAAGTTCCTCTAACATCTCTTTCATTGATTATTGATTTAGTTTTCCAATTATTAATCGAAACGATGTCTCTAAAAGCGGAGTTCCTACTGGCATCCCTGTTTGATAACTTAGTAACGCTTGCCCTTCCCTGGACTCTGGAATAAGTACTGGACCGAAATCTTCGATAACATGATCGACAACGCAAACACCATAATGCTTGTGGCTTACTTTGTCTCCGTTTCTTAATGAATAAATGTCTTTGTTTTTCATTGATTACTGATTAGTTCAAATTCATACACAAATACAAAGGGGTTGGACTTCCAAGTCCCCTTCCCGTTTATAGAATCGATAAGGGCGGCAAAGGCCTCCTGTGCGGTGTTAAAGTAGCCGTCAAGATAGCTCTTTGATCCGGGTAGCAGGTAGTGATCTTTGTATGATCCATGTTTCTTTATGATACCTTCTTTAAGGCAATCTTCCTCTGAAATATCCTGTAATCTTTCTACCCTGACGCCGGTTATTTTGATGAAATAACGGGCAGCGCTTTGGGGCATGAAGAGTTTGTTTTTCCACTCCACATTACCAAAATTCAGAAGAATGTTTTGCGGAGGATATTTATATGCAATATTGCCTTTTGGATCAATGCAATACGGTTCTTTGAGAAATACCGTTTCTCCAGGCTTATAACGTGGAAAGATTCGCCATTCTAATTCAGTACCAGGCTTCACAGTTCTTTCATTTTCATCAAGAGCGAATACCCCGGTTACCTCTCCGTTTTTATTTTTACTAACCTGTATGCCAAAAGCATTTTTAGGACAAGTAATTATTCTCCTGGTCATTGTCTTATAGCCGTCCACTACTTTAGGGAATAACGGCTCTATAAAGCAAATACCTTTCATTGACTATTGATTTAAAATTCAGTGGTTTTAAGCAGCACGAAAGTATTCTTGCACTGCATGGTAATTGGTTGCGGCCAACTTTTTAGCAACCGACGGAACGACAGCTGAGTTAAAAAGGAAGATCGTTGTTTGGATCAGGTTGAGATTCAAAAGTACTTACCGGGGTACCTGCTGGCGTTTTTGCTTCCGGTTGTGCTGCCTGTCCTTCATTTCGCCATTCCAGGATCTCAAATTCATCGCAAATAACTTCCGTGGTGTAGTGCTTTACCCCGTTCTTGTCATCCCATGTCCGGGTTTTCAGCTTGCCGGATAAATAGACTTTCATTCCCTTTATGGCATACTTTTCAATGATTTCGGCAAGCTTTCCCCAAACCACACAATTGTGCCAGTCTGTGGTGGTGATCTTTTCTCCGGTCCTGCTGGTGTAACTGTCATCCGTAGCCAGGGAAAACTTTGCTACGGCTAAACCGGTATCAAGGATAGAAACGTTTGGATTTTGACCCAACCGTCCGATCAGGATAACTTTGTTTACGCTCATAAATGATTGATTTAAATTTAATATCGGGTAATGGATTCGTTGTGAAAGCTTTATTAGGCTTCTTCAAGCTTCTTGATTGCTTCTGTTAACCGCTCGATTTTAGGATTAATATTAAACAAGTGGATTTTGTGTGTCGCTTCGTCAATATCGCCTTTACTGAAGGATTCAATTGATTTGGATTTACTCCGGCGGTACTTTTCCAATTCGTCTTTAAGTAAGTTGATCGCTATGTCCATGATTATCGTCTTTTTCTTTCTTCAATTCGGATTCAACCCTTTTCTTGAGGTTTTCATAGTCCCTTGCCTCTTTTTCCTTATCCTGGATTTCGATAAAGTATTTTGCTCGCTCTCGCCGGAATTCCCGGCAAATGATCAGGATTTGAGTTGCATCGATCCGGTTGTAAAACGGGGCATAATGACCGTTCTTGATCCGCTTAAAGAGAAGGGTTAATTCAGCAAGGTTTAACATGTAGATTTCATCGTACATGTAAGAGGCGAGTTCGATAATCTGATGTTCGCTGAGTTTATTTTCAACATTCACAAAAAGATTCAACTGCAGGAGCCAACTCCGGATAAATAACTCCGGTGTGCGTTCGGAATAGATTTCCTTTAATTCGGATATTTTGATCAGGCTGCTTTTTGTTGCCTTTTCAACCGTGTCATAGCCCTTGTACCGTTCAAGGCATGCCCGGTGGTTCATCTCATTGGTAAAACTATCGGAATCGGGAAATTTAGAACGTACCAGGTCATGTTTTCCGGCTTTCTGCGGCAAGCTCTCTTTGCAGATTTTCGGCTGCGCGGATTGTTTCTGCGTTCTTATCTGATTTGTAATTTGTTTGATTTGATGCGCCATAGTGATAATTCTTTAGGGGAAATATCCCGGCCCAGTTATTGGCCATGGATTGTTCGATGATCAGGGATGCTGTTGAAGGATTATTGCCGGAAAGTTCTTTAAGCTTTTTGAAGAAGGTCTTCAGGGATTGTTCGCATTTATACTTTTCCTTCCGGTCTTTTTTATAGTTCAACCAAGTAATAACTATTTCCAAATATTCTTTATCTATAAAAGATAAATCATAATCTTCAATTGCAATTGCATTTGCAATTGCTAAATTCTTGACCGTATAGTCAACCATTTGGTTAAACCAGTCTCTGACGGCTGATTTTATTGATTCTTCATCGGTAATGAATTCTTCATTTTCGGAAATAAAATCAGAAATCCGGAAACTTTTTTTGATCTTTTCCTTTACTTTTTTGCTCAATTTTGATGAAGAAATTAAACCTGCCAGGGTCGCGGATGCGATTTTTTTTGGCCTGAACTTCAACCGTTCGTCAATCACATGGTTAAGCTTTTGGTTTAACCAACCGTCAACCATTTGGTTGAACTTGTCTTTGAGTACTCTTTGAATGGTTTCTTCACTACACCCGGAACAATACATTTTCAGTCTCGGAATATCATTGGGGATGATTCCGTTTTGATGCTGGTAAATCATTAAATCCACGTAACAGGCTCTTTCCTCCGGCAACATCATCCTGGTTCCTTCGTAGTAATCTTTGCTGTAGAATAAAAATGCGGGATCTTTCATTTCGGTTTCATTTTGGATTTCTTCATCTTCTTCCATGGATCTTTTATATTCCGTTCGATTAATAGCTGTTTAAATTTTTCCTTGTAGTATCCGGCCCAATAGTCCAGTGTTTCTTTATCCAGGTGACAGATTCCGTTTTTCCTGTTTTCAAGATCTTTGATAGCCTGTTCTCCGTGCCTGGACACAAGCCATGCTCTCATCTCATCCTGCCGGCCACCCCCGTAACGGTTGTCTGCCAATGACTGGGGGCCAAGGTTGACAAAGTCAAAAGCAACTGCATAGTTTGTTTTGGTCATATCCAATGTTTTGATATAATGGCCGCAGTGCATCCTTTTATCGGTCACATGGTACGAAACTGCGGAAGTAGCACATTTCACAAAACCATTTTTATCCGCATAGAACAGCAGGACGTAATGGCTGCACCATTTCCAGGCTGTGGTCGTGTAAAAATTAAACTTCTTTGGCCTGGCGTATTTTGAGCCTCTTATAACGGTTTTTGAACTGTGGCGGACTGATCCCTTTAACAAAGCCTGATTTTTCTCTTTCAGGCATTTTGGACACGTCCAGATCGTGGAATTATACCGCCTGTACTTCTTTACCTGGTGAACGGGACAAATGGGTGTTTCCATCGGGAGGAAATAAAAAAGCCGGATATGAAATACCCGGCTCTGTGGTTTAATTTTGAATTATGCGAAAGATTACTGCTCAATGATGGCTATATCAGGAGCTAATTCACTGATCAGGGCAATTTGCTCGTCAATGATCTCATCCCGGATATCTTCAAGGGCCTGGACTGCTCCGGGGGAATAAAGCTGCAGGGAAACAGTCCGTCCGTTTACCGAAGCGTAGATCTCGATCTCCAATTCTTCCGCGGGACGTCCCTTGAACAGCGGGATTTTGATTTTAAAGGCACCGGGCAGGTTGGAATTGACCGTCTTTGCGTAAAGGTCCGTTTCATTCCCGTTTTCCTTCTTCTCCTGCTTCATTTGGGTTTCGATCCTTGCTTCAAAACTTTTCAGCTTCGATACAAGGTCCATGTTCTCCGACTGGACCGGGAAAAATACCCGGTGCATCTTCAAAAACTGGCCAAGTTCTTCCGGGTCCCACTTGTAATCGGTATTGATACCGAATTTTTTGAATGTGGGATGGATTTCCAGCTTACCGGTAATTTTGCCCCGGTTGTACTGGTCGTGCTCACTGGTGATCAGTATGATTTCAAGCTTGTCCCGCGAATAAACCACGTGACATCGTTTCTGGTTGATCTGTTCCCCTTCTGAAATCCGCTTTTTGAGGAATTCATAAGGTGCACCGATCACACCTGCCAAATCAACCTGGACCGGTGGTTTGGGGTTTAATACCTGGGCTGCCTGCCCTTCACGGTGAATAACTTCAAATGATTTTGTCCCTTCCGGGATGTTCAGAATAACCTTTTGGTCTGACATGATTGATAAAATTTAAAAGTGAATTAATCGTGTGTTCCTGTATTTCTGGAAACCTGGAAAATGGTCCCCTGCAGTTCATCTAGATTGCACGGACGGAAATCAATCAGATCCCCTTCGCCATTATAGAATGCCGTGATCCGCTCCTCCTTGTCAATAAACTTGAAGCACTGTTCTGTAACGAACTCAGCTTTGTTCTTGAGCTTGGCAAGGATATCCTTCTTTTCTTCAAGCAAGGGTTTCAATGCTGCCTTAATCTGGTCATTGAAAGCCTTCTTTTCTACCTCCTTGTCATTAATCGCAATAGAAACATCAGATAGACTGCTTTTCATGGTTGCAATCTGCTCGGGAGTGAATCGTTTGCTGTAGCCCTTCTCGACAACTTTATCGCAATTGTTTTTTAAAAACTGGATACGGGTTTCCCCTTCCGGGTACTCTTTACCTAGAAATTTGTCCATTTTTGATTGAAATTTTTAAGATTTAAACTGGATCTGCTTTTGTCTGACAGCCTTTAAGAATTCAGGCTCTTTGTGGAATACTTTCCACTTTTTATACCGGTCATTGGCCTGGTCCCGGTCTTTAGCGGAAAGAATGTCTTTGATCGCGCATTCAAGCGCTTTTGTAGCCAATGGACGGGAATCCATTCTCGGTCATACTTGTTTGGTTAAAGTAATATTGATGATCACCTGTTTTTCCGCTGTCTTTCGGAACGGTTGTTTGATGATAACCGGCCTGACTTCATAGGAAATCTGATGATCAGGTATTGAAGCAATCAACCTGATGGCCTCAATAATCTTCAAGTCCTGGTCGTTCATGTTTCTTTACTCTTTTGTAATTTTTGTTTGTTGGAAGTGTGGTTAGAATCTTATTATCACGGGAAATGACAAGTATCTTTTTCCCATGCCTGAGATAGCGGGTCTTTCTCAATTCCCCGGATCGCTTCTTTACGTATACCCCGTTGTCTGCAATCTCCTGGATGTCGTTGACAACTTGTTTCAGAAGATCAGGCCGGAAACGCTGAATATAGCGGATCAAGGCATGATCAGTCAGGATTAGTTCGCTCATCAGGATAAAACTTTAAAGACTGACTGATGACCGTTTAACTGGGCCCGCCTTGCTTCCAGAACAGAAATAAGTCCCTTGTATCCTGCGTCACCGGCTTCTTTGTCGAAACATGCCTTGTAACAAATTCCTTTTGCGATGGCAGGAATAAGGGTAGCGGGAACGTTCTTTATTTCAATTCCTTCAAATTCCCCGATCTCTCCGTTTTTCATTTTCAGAATTGTAATAGCCAGTTCCCGGTCATAGTTGGCTATGCCGTTTGCCTTTTCCACGGCTGCATCCGGAATTTGGGAAACAAGTTCTTCGATAAGACCGATCATGCGCTCGATCTTATTTGCGTTGTTTAATATGTCGTCCATTCAAAATCCTTCCTTGTTAATGTTGATTGTTAATCCTTTTGTGGCAATGTTGACAATCTTCCCGGTGTGCTTTTCGATCTCTGATTTGAAGTAATCCGGATCGGCATTTTGGGAAGAAAGATGAAGCAGGACAATGTTGATAACCTGGGACAGGTCATTGGCTGATAACATGTCCTTGCAGGTTTCAAGGCTCATGTGTGACTGCAAAAGTCTTTTCTTCCGGAATGGTTCTACCCTTCCTGAAGCAATGTTTTCTTCCAGGATGTGGTCTGCAAAGTTCGCTTCCACTAAAATGTGCGAAAGGTTTTTAAAGGTGTATTCAGAATAGTATGTATCGGTCAGGAAAAGAATTTTCCCGGTTTCGGGGTGACTGATCAGGTAGCCAAGAGGCTCCGTGGCATCGTGTTCGATCTCGAAGGGAAGTACCTTGAAGTTGCCAAGACAAAAGGCCTTCTCGTGAGAACAAACCTCCGGTCTTCTTAATCCTTTAAAGTTGAACCTGTCAACCGAACCCCGGGAACAGTAAACCGGGATAGCTGCCTGCAGGAATTCTTCTACCCGGCCCATGTGGTCCAGGTGCTCATGACTAACCAGGCACCCGACAACTGTCGAAAGGTCATAATTTAAAGCCTTCTGTACTTCACTGAACTTCACCCCGGCTTCGACAATGAGCGTTTCCGACCGGTTATAAAAGAGATAGCAGTTCCCGTAAGAACTGCTACTCAAAACCTGCAGTTTCATCATTTAAAAATTTGGAGTGGGCGGTGTCCCGGTGATCACGGGTTTGATTCCCTGTTTTTTTGCTTCATCAAAGACCTTGTCCCGGATCATATCCGCGTAATGGACCCCGCATTCATTGTTAAGGAATTTTCTCAAATCGTCAAGCGATTCAAATTTAACTTCCTGTAATTCCTCTTCCTGCCTGGTCGGTTCCGGTGTTCCTGGTTCCGGGGACTGGTCTTTATCGAGATCCAGTTCCTTTTTGTTGGCCTTTTCCCGGATCTCGTCTTTTACCTTCTTTGCTGCCGGATCATTATTGGTCACGTCTTCAAACTGAGCGTCCTCTACGTCCCTGACTTCTTCAATCGTTTTAATCCCCATGGAAAGCTCCGGGGCGTGTACACTTGCCCACTGGGATGCTGCCCGGTAGATCAGCATAAGATTGGTCATTGTGGGCCACTTACTTCCCTTCTTGGTGTACCATCCTTCATCAATGGCCAGCTTGACGCTTACCGGCGGACTTTCCAGAAGCTTTTTTGTGGCCTTTTCTGTTGTAAAAGCGACACACTCAAGGTTACGGATCGGACCGGTGAAAACTTTTTCAACTACGGACGTGGTCTTCTTTCCGTTCGCATAGGAATTTTCATACTCCTTGTACCTGTAGTTTTGGATTTCTCCAAGGTCATTCCACTTGTACTCCAGCTTTTCATACTTGCCGCAGGAATTAATCATCGCAATGAGAAATTTACTTGCCCATGCCGGTTTCCCGTAAATCGGGGTCATATTCTGCATGACCATCAAAAGGTTTGCATTCAGCCTGACGGCTATATCCATTGCAATGATGGTATTGGAAATGGCTTTCTGCTCTGAATTCTTATCTGATACCCGGTACATGTCCGGCACCAGTTCCGAATTGGAGTACATACGGGCCAGACGCTGGACCTGTTCAAAAACTGTCGGATCAAAGAAATTTAATTGCCCTGCCGGAACAATGGCCGGCATATTGGACTGAGCGTTTTGTTGTGTCATATATCAGGAATTTTTAAGGATTATTTTACTGTCAGTGTTTTATAATCAGGATTGACATACAGGTTTATGACCTGGGCTTTTGTTTCCGGGATCAAGGTCACGGACTCCCGGTTGTCACAGAAAATCGGCAGGATGATCCCGTAATGGTCATGCAAAACGTTGATGATCTCAATTCCTGCCTGGATCTTGGCGGCATCATTGGCCGAAGAGAAGGGAACGCCCTTGATGATGGTATCACAGATGTTTTTTGTTTCTCCGTTTAACCTCTTTTCAAACATCTTTATTTTGATGTTTTTGAAAAGCCGGTTTACCCGTTCTTCCACGGTACTGATCCTTGTATCTTCAAAATCTTCAATGGTGTCCAGGTCTTTTTTGAGTGAGACTTTCTCCTGTGCCAGTTTCTTATGTTCGGCTTCCAGTTCCCGGTTCCGGGTATTGATCCTTTCAACCTGGTCTTTGATATCCAGCTCTTTTTTGATCGTGTCCCGCCTGGTTTCCAGTTGCTTTTTTTCGGTTTCCATCGAAGAATTATCCTGGTATTCTTCCTTGATGGGGTTCGCCTGTAAAAAATCCCGCTGTTCCTTGATCTTTTGATACCCGGTATTCCCGGCCAGTATCGCTTCGTATGACCTGGAAGCAACCGGGGTTTCGGCAAGAATCTTTAGCTCTGACTGAAAGGTGATCAGGCTTTCCCGGGAAGCTGTCTTTTCCTTTTCCAGGTTGACTGCCTTTACCTGCAATTCTTCAATCTCGCTTTTGAGTTTACCTCCCTGCGTATTGATTAATTCAAGCTGTGCGGATTTGTTTTTGTTGAAATTGGCCAGCATGGTATCACGGATACTGCCCGCTTTCTCCGGGTTATAGGGGGTATTGCAGGTCGGGCAGGAAAAAACACCGGGATCAAAGATCAGTTCACTTGCAGCCGTCTCATTAAACTGTACCCGGAGTTTTGCCTGATCCTGCGTCTTTCTGGCAATATCAGCTTTTGCCGTTTCAATTGACTTTTCAGCGAGCCTGATATCATTTTCAAGGTTATTGATCTTCAGTTTAAGGTCGTACACCTTCAGGCTTTTCTCGTTTTCGGCTTTCTGCGATTCCTCCCGTGCCGATTCTTCTGTCTTCCGGAGAAGATCATTCAGCGAATTCAGGTTCTTGAAATACGTTTCTTTTTTCAGGATAAACCCTTTCATTTGTTCCGACCGGTCCTTTAATTGGGCGTCGATGGTCTCAATTTTGACCTGGACCTCGTTCAATTGGGATTGCAGTTCCGTATAATCCGGTTCCTCGGGAGTATTCCGCTTGTTTTCCTTAATCAGGTCAGGGATCAGACCGACCCGTTCATCGATCCTGGCAATGCGGGTTTTAAGCTGGATTTTGTATTCCTCCATCGTCTTGTTTACCAACTTGGCCATGAGTTCTCCAAAAGATGGCTTTATGGAGGCGACATCTTCATCGGTAACCTCGCCGACCATATCAATGAAGATCTTCCTGCGGTTTGCCCACCCGAATTTGTCGGAATTAAAGAAAAGCGGATTGGTCAGGATTTTATAAACGATTTCATTCCCAAAAAAGGAAGATACTTTCTCACTGAAATCCTTTGCTCTTTTTAACGGAACATCACACCATTTGTACTCGGTATGGTGACCGGTTAAAACCCTTGTATCATCCTTTTCGGTGTATTCCGGAACGTAAATCCTGGTCAATGAAATTTCATCCCCGTCAACATCGTACACTTCTTCAACCGAATGTTCCAGATCAAGGATCAGGTTGTTGTTCTCATCGTAGGTCTGGATCTCATAGTCGGCCCGGTCTTCCAGGTCTTTCCCGTACTTTGCCCACACCGGGGCGGTTGCCAGGGTCGTTTTCCCTGCTTCGTTTTCCCCCATGATAACCGTTTCTTTTTCATTGGGGAACAGTTCAAAAAATCTCACTCCCTTAAAGTTTCTAAGGGTCAGTCTTTTTAATACGAACTTTTTCATATTCTTTCTTGATATTGATAATGTCCTGGATTGTTATTGCTCTGTTAAAGCGGTATGTAGAAGGTAAAACACCGGCAAATACCTGTACCGTGTTTGTCTGGTAGTCGACAACTAAGCTTTTTCCTTTTCCAATCGGGAAATACTCTTTTTGCATAAGTCCGGGTGAGAAATAATGAAGTTATCCGCCAAAGACTTTTTAAGAAGTTCCCTGTACTTTTTGAGATACTTCCCTGGCTCCCGGTAAAAGTAAGTAGCCCGCAGCTTCTTGTCATGGATAAAATAGGTCATTCGCTTGATGTCCGGGGATTTAATACCTTTATTTTTCAATTTTCTTTTGTCCTCAATCACCTGGGACCGGTTCGGAGATGGTACATTTTCGTTCATTGTCTGTAAGTTGATTCAAGTTCAAAAATTTCAGCACGTAAAGCCTGATTCTCTTCTTCAAGCTTAATGGAGTTCGTCAGTTGTTCTTTTCGTAGTTGTTCCAGATCAACTATTTTGTTATCCTGCAGGGTTATTTTGATCCTTGATTGGGTGAGATCAGATTCAAGATTCAAGGTCCGGCTTTCCCATTCATTGCAGTTCAACCGGAGTTCATGATTTGTCGCCAAAAGCCAGGTTATAACCAGTAAGGCTATGATAATTACACAACCGAACAGGCAGAGTAATTCTTTTTCTTCCATGTCAGTTCATGTGAATTATTGTGTCATCGGGAATTAGCCCGGGATCCTTCGTAATGTGAAATTCTACGGTTTTATCTTTCCCGGATGCGAGATCAACTCCTATATAAAGATCTTGTGTTTCATCTTCGCTTTCTAAGATTTCTCCGGATTGCCAATGCCGGACACGGGAAGATGATTCATCGGGTTCAGGCTTTAGCTTAATGCCTTTCTTGTAGTCTTTTTCATCTTTAATGCATGAGTAAATAAACCATGCTACAAATAAGACAAACAGAACTAAATAGATCCATTTGCCTTGACTTAGGTCAAAGTAATTCCAGTTCATTTCCATTGCCCTGTTTGGATGTTAAAGTTTTTGAGTTCTCTTTTTAATCTCCGAAGAGAAGAAGCCTGTGCGTGTCGGATTCTTGAATCAAAACTGATAAATTCAGTCATTTTCCCTATTTGCGTTTCAGCAATACGGATTGTTCTTTCTGCGTCTTTAACTGCAGAACACATTTCATCGTAGTTCATTGATTGTGAATTAAGGTTGCGAAAACACGGGGAAACTATTCTACTGATCAGGCAGACAGATAATCATCATCCTATTTCAGTCATTGTACACTAACTGATTTCAGAATCAAACTACTTTTCGTTTCCCCTTCTCATTTAAGGTTTGTGGCACCGGCAGGATTCGAACCTGCATTGTCGGGGTTTTCCTTGCGCTTCGGCGAGCTCCCTATTCGTTTGTCCATAGACAAACTGCTATTTTTCAAGCAATCAATCATAGAACCTCCCCATGTGCGACCTATAGCCGATGGGCTTAATTCTATGTGCGTCTGCCAATTCCGCCACGGTGCCGTTTTGCCCGTCTTTCCGGGCTGTCTTATATCTGGTGCCATATCAAAGTATGGCATATGGTTTTCTTTTCACTTGTCAGTCTTCTCACTATTGAGGTTTGCTGATTCGCCTTTTTCCAGGCTCCCGGTGTCCGTTGGCCGGTAGTTCGCGATCCCTCGTGTTGTATCCATTCATCAGTTCACGCCCGGAACTCCATCATTTCAAATAACTTAATCAGCACGGGCGTCCGAATCGAACAGACATGACAAGTTCAGGGAACAAGTCACAAGGCCATTCCTCACCCGTATTTTCCCGGGTCATTCTCCGGGAAAAGCTTTAAATTGTATCTGATTGTGAATTAGAACGTATGCCTTTGAAGACAGCCAGGCAATGGAGCTGTTTGTCATGTATATTTAAAGCTTAATAATGTACTTCTGTAAACGTTCAGCCTTTTCTACAGAAAGGAGTTCAGATCGTGAGTAGATGATTTTAGAATTAATGGTCTTCCCATTTCGGACCGGGTGAACAAGGCCCATCTTTTTCCATCTCCTTACTCTTGCTTCTCCGAATTCACCGTATGCCTTTGCCTGTGAAATGAAGTCATTACCTACAGCCTGCGTCCTGGCATAATTGGCGGCTCCTAATTCGGATGCATCCTGAATGATCTGCTTTAATTCGGATATACTTATCGTGACATCACTCATGGCTATGCTCTTTTGGAATTTTGTAAAAGATTGATAATAGCCTGGCGGCCTTTTTCCGTCCAATAGAAATGGATAGCAGTCTTTTGCTGACCATCTTTATCAACATATGGAAATGTCTTGGACTTGCAGTATCCGGTATCCTGATACTTGGAATAAGGAACCCATGCACCCTGAACCCGGTAGATCACACCCATCTTATGAAGCTTATTATTTAAAGCGTTGGCGCTCATGCCAAGGTCTTTGGCAATGATGGTTGTTGAGATCAAACCCTGACCGTCCAATACTTCATCATAATACTGGACTTTTGGGGCCTGTTGTCTTAGATTGGTTTCCTGGAGCCTCATCTGTTCTTGGGTAGCTTCTAAACTTGCTTCAAGTACTTTTATCCGGTTACGCTGAATCTCCATTGCTCGGGCAAGGATGTATTCATCACTTTTTAGAAGTTCTTCCCGGTGATTAAACTCGGCTATAAAGCGTTCTTTAAATTGGCCTGCCTTATCTCCGGTATAGCCCATGACAAGAAAAGAGAATCCGTCTTTAGTCATCTGGTAAGCCCTTTGTTCTCTGTTCATTGAATCCTGGTAAGAGATAAGCTCAAAATTGAGCCGATTAAATTCATCTGAGCATGAGAGGGTTTCAATGTCTCTAAGAACATTTTTATGTTCTTTTCCGAACACTTCTGCTACTTTTAAAGAAGTAGTCACAGATTGTCCTTTGTCATTTGGAAATACTAATGAGTACATTGACATATTCTTTTAATCGGTTATCCTTGAAAGATTTTCCAGCTGAATATTCACTCTATAAATTTTAGAGATAACTTTGTTTACAGATTTATAGCTGATAACATTAAAGAGCATGAACACAATCAGTATTATTGAAATTTTCACGAACCCATCCGTTAAATCGGCATTAGGGGCCATTCTATCAGCCGTAATAGGCGCAGTACTTGACAAGTATATCGGCCCCAGGATTAAAAACAGCAAGATTGCTAAGCCGATAACCATAAAGTTTAGTATCAGCATTGAACAGATCATATACTTTGCCCTGAAATACTTAGTCCCCTTTTCCTTCATCATGTACCTGATGATTGCTGACGTCAAGGTTGATCGTTGGTTTGTCTTTTCCATGTCCGTTTGTTTTAGCGTTATGGTTGTTTCTTTAATCAGGGATGTTGCCATTAACTTCTTTCACAGATTGATCGCTGAATTTCATCGTGCTGCTGAGAGTAAAAATTACCAATGGAAGAGTAAATAGAATTCTGAACTTCCTTTGGCCAGACCCCTACGTCGTGATTCACGACCCCGGTTGGTTTACAATGCCTTACAATAGCATCGCGCGGATTTGTATATCCTAACGCCCTTGCAACATCGGTTGCTGAGAACCAAGGCTCGCCATTGATTTCTTTTGTCCGGATTTCTCCGAATTCAGGATCGTCGAATAATTGGATCTCGTTCATGGCTTAAGCTTTTACTGGTTTAGGAAAGCTTTTCTCCTTCGGAGGAAATAACTTCCCTCTTGGTACGTTTAGCATCTCAGAAATAACATTCTGGGCTAAAGGATTTGGCCGTCTCTCTTCGCGGCACCAGGCCCGGGCTGTGGTCTCCCTGCACTCACACCTCTTGACTATTTCATCCAGAAGTGCCTGTTTTTCATCACTTGTAAGCGATGTGTAATACAAATACAACATTTTTATTTAATTTTACGTGTGTTAATTATTTCACCGTTGTCGAATACAAATATAAACTCAATTTATCTTCTTTGCAAGAAAAGATAAAATTATTATTTTAAAAGATAAAATATTTTTACAAA